GGAAGCTAATCCAATACGATCTACAGTTTCACTTCCTAACGTCCATAAGAAACGTCCAGCTACACTTCCCTTTAGACTTAGAAAATAGTTGCGAAGACGTTCTATTTCATCACTACTAAAACTACAATTAAGTTGGATCTGACATGCACTTAAAACTCTTTCAATAGTCTCTGGAAATTCTTCTGTTCTATTCTCATTTAGTTTTCTAGCATAAGTTCTCTTATAAGTCAGATAACCTACCGAACTAAACGGTGTTTCCATAAATACCTCTATTTATTCATCAGGTGAAAGCATCTCTAATAGCAACTGATGGAACGTCCATGAAGCCAGCGGGATTGCTGGATTACTACCTGCATTTTTAAAAATTCTAATTCTCTGGGTAGCTTCATCTATCGCAATTTCATAAAGTGTATTTTTAACTTTAGCTGTAGCGATCATTAAAACTCCTTTAAGATCAATTCATGAATTCTACTGAATGGTAGACTTGAAATAAGTTCTAACATACCAAAGTGATTTTGATATGCAGATATTATATTTTCATCCATATCTATTAGAATCCATTTATTTTCTGCAACAGGAATTAATAGCCCTTTTTCCATATTAACCTAACTTCTCAAATTGATCAATAGGTGCAGCTTCCATATGTACTAAACGACCTGTCTCATGTACATAATACGCACCTTCAACTGGCCCTGTAAGACCTATAGTACGACTCTTTAATACTGACATTAAAATAGAGTTTCTAACATCTTCATCTGGATCTAACATATTTCTAGCAAATGCAATAATATCAAAGCTTACTTGTTTAATACTACCACTACCACGGATATCATCCATGTTAGGTAATCTTCCTTCTTCAAAACTTTTCTTGCCTACTGGTGCTTTACGAAGATGGCTTACTAATCCTACCCAGACTTCATGACGTTTTACAAGACGCAATAAATCATTCATAATCTTATCTATTGCTTCATTTCCAACTAAGTCTTCAGCACCTTCAGAAACTAGGATAGTAATGTGATCAATAATTAAATATTTACAGCCTACCAAACACATATACTCTAGTTGATCTAAAATAGAATCATCTTTAATAGAGCCTTGATGGTCAAGCAATACTACTCTATCATCACCAAAGACTTTATCAAAGCCTACTTTAAGTTCATCTTCAGGTATTTCAGTAAATGCTGAATTTTTGTTAATAGCCATCCCTGAGAGCTTAATTCCTGTTTCGGCTGGAGACTCTTCGAGGGAGATAATACCAAGCTTATCTTTTGTTGTAGCGAGTACATGTAATCCAATCTCCCGCATAATGGTGGACTTACCGCTATTATGTGTAACAATAAAATTACCAAGTACAAATCTACCGTCACCATCTAACTCAAAACCATAAAAATCATCAATACTTAAATTAATAATTTTAAATGAATATCTATGTGGATTTTTAATTTGAGCTCTTGGTCTTGCTTGTTTCCTAGGAAGTACAGTAGGGATTAATTCTAAATTTTCTCCAGATAACCATACTCTAAAGCAATTTCCAAATTTATTATTTTGTTGTTTTCCTTTAGTAGTTGTATATCCTAGTGACTTAGCTAATCTAACAAATTGGTCAGTAATTAATTCACTTTTCTGTGAGAACTCAAACATATTTTTAGCAGTATCATAAGAACCATCTGTGTCTAATAAGCCAGCCAATAATGCCAACCTATCCTCTATATTACTTGTTAAGTAGATCTCAGGAATATGTTTGTTATTTATAAGATTTAAGTCCTTTAATATAACATGTACACCTCTAAAACTCCAAGCAAAATCAGATGACTGTTTTTCGACATCAAAGCCAAGTTCTAATAATTTATTAGGTATTTCTATATCGTTAGAGGAAATTCTACTACCAGCAGAATATCCATCACCTAACCAAACACCAATTGCATATGGGTGCATTGGTAGTTCTTTTTTAGAAAATTCTAGCATTGAAGTTTTAAAAGATTTACTTAGATGTTTTCTTTTATCAGACCATAGTAAATAGTCAACAACACTTACATCTACTATTTGATCTTTAGACAAACCCCATCTACCTTCATGATCATTATTTACTAAACTTAATACATGGTTAATATTACAATCAAAATAATCACCATCTCTTAATTGTACTCTAACCATTGATTCTTTACCGCGATATAGTTGTTTTACAGTTCTGGGTAAATTATCTGGCCCCATTACTTGTTCATTTATTTCAATATTTTGAATCTTTTTAATGCTACCATCAAACATTAAGACTTCGGTATCATAAGCCAAACAGCCTGTACCAGAAATAAACAAAGCTATTTCACCCATACGCATACCACGAATTTTCTTATTAATACCACTAAGACATTCTGGATATGGTACAGATTCTACTAGATTACGTTTTTGTATAGCTTCCCAAATTTCTTCTTTCTTAATAATACCTACAGGAGACCAAGCAGCAGCATCCCAAATACATTGAAGCAGCCTATCACCACCTAACTTTACATATACTTCATTAGCATCTTTGAAGGGCGGTTTCCATATCTTTACTTTATCAATTCCAATAATACGAATAGCTTTTTGTGTAGCTTCTTCACCTGCTTTATCTGCATCTAATGCTAATACAACTTCTTTGAAAGATCTAATCCAGTCACGATGCTCTAATAAATCTTTAGTTGCAGCTGCAGATGAGATTGATATTACTGGATAAAACTTATTCTTATACTTATCATAATTAGCCTGTGCAATAGTTAATGCATCTATTTCACCTTCTGTAATAATTAGTCTTTTACCAGCACCATTGAATAGTTCTCGACCAAATAAACCACCAGCATTACCTATCCAAACAAAAGACTTTGGTAAAGAACGTTTCTTATAGCCGCCACCAGAGTATGGATAATAGTGTGCATTAATTTCACCATCAGGGCCATAGCTAACTTTTACATTGTAGAACTCACATACTAGTTTCTCAATCTTACGATCTCTAAAACCTCGAGAAGGGTAAGTGTCACGTATCTCTTCAACTGTTTCTTTTGAAAATACTTTAGGCTCTCTAACAGGAGTTTCTACAGTACTATCATGGTCAGCTTTAAAGTGTGTACTGCAACTAAAACAGAAGCTAGATCCATCTTCATACATAGATCTAGCATCACTACTGCCACACTCTTCACTTAAGCATGGCAGTTTGTATTGCACAATTTTACCCATAGATCACCTTTAGACTTTCAAATAAATCTCTTGCTTCATCAGGTGTTAATGTTAATGATTCATTTAAACCATACTGCAATGTAAATAACACTCTACAATTCTTTTTAACATTAGTAGGCGAAATAGTAAGGTCTTTTAATCCAGAATCTGCTAATGGTAACTCAGCTGGATTAATAGGTTCACCTGGAAGTCTACCATGTTTAGTAGTGCTTGCATCTCTACGATGACCACCCTTCTTAGTATGCGCTTTTCTTACAGAGTCAAGTCTGGCATGAATATAATCAGGTGTCTCTCCTTCAAATATTAATGCACCATTTTTAGGTGGACGATTAGCTGAATAATACTTAAATGTCATCTTTGACGGAACTCTAACAATTTGATGCGTTTGAAACAATGCTGAAATCTTTGCAGAAGCTGTATTGTAATGCATTGAGGCACGTTCAGCTATTTCTTTTGGAGTCAATCCTGGTTCTGACTCAATAATTTTAAATAGATTTTCATATACCTCTTTAACAGAACTCATTACTCTTCCTTTTTATGTGCTCCCAGATTTATTAATAGTTGACTAATAAACATTAGGGATATACCAATTAATAAGAAATCAGATGATTCTAAGTTAACTTTTGAATAAGAAACTATTGCACCTGATATGAGAAAATAAACACCACACATTCCAGCAAATACACCTAATACACCTATTAATTTCTTCATGATTTTAACTTAAATGTACTACATGCTAATGATGATTTAGGAGCTAAACTTCCATGCTCAGAAATATTCACCCATCTAGGCAGCTTAAGAACTTCTATCGAATACTTGCATTCATACCATGAATGCTTTGTTTGAACTAATTTAAATCCATATAAACAATCTTCACAATTATTACTCATATTTGTGTCGCCAGTAGCATCATTCTAATCCTATCCTTATGACGTTGTGTGATAGGCTCTTTAACTACCCAGGATACTTTATTAACTAAATGATTTACCCATACGCTACCAGCCATAGGTGCTTCTTGTGTTATTAAAGTCCATGTTTCAGCATAACTAAGTGTAGCCTTAGTTTTGTATTGTTCAATAGCAATAAATTCAAACTTATGCTTACCATTAGTTTTAACACGCTGTACTAATTCATTACTAGAACTAATATACCAACGCCAATTTGATTCTTTACCTTTAGTTTCTTTACCCATACTTCTATACTGCTTTTTACCTAAGTATAGTCTTTTAGCTTCTATATCACGAATAACATAAATGAATCCGATATACTCTTCACTATCCATTGGTTCAGGAAATTGCCAATGCCCATTACCTCTATAGTGTAAAGAATTAACGCGGCTATCTACCTTACCTTCAAGTGAAACTTGTCTAGCTCTATGAGTATAAGTTCTTTCTCTTAGTGGGTGTAATTTTAGTGGGTAAGAATAGTCTTTAAGCTCTTCAGGTAATTTAAACTTCTCTTTAGGTGCTTCCTCTTCTTTTTCTGTATTCTTGTATGTTTCTAAATATAAAGTCTGTGGAATAGGAGGAGTGAAGTTTATTAATACTTCTGGGAGTTTAAATTTCTCAGTCATTTCACATTTACACCTTTCTAACTTCCTGGTCAAGTTACAGTCGAATTACTACGGCATGAGTTCGGCTAGGCCACGAGCGGCACGCAGAATCCTAGCTAGACGCACCGAACGACTGTTACCTGACCCTACCCCTATGCCGTACTTTTGCCCCTCACAGACGGCCATTCTGGGCCAGTTCTGGGCACTTTTTGAAAATTTCCATTTATGCCACTTTCTTTTTAAGGAAAGCAGATACATTGGGAATACTTACTTCTTCATCTCTCTTCGCATCAACGCTATTAACTTGTTCAACTCTATTATGCTCTTCTTCAAGCTCTCCTGTGGGATCACTAATCTTTCCCCATCCAAGCATTTCAGTCCAAGTTCTATTGTCTTCTTCTCTGGGTTTTGGATTAGTATATTGTTCAGGTATTGTGAGCGATACCTTCTCAGGCTTATCAGCTTTTTCTTCCTCCAAGTAAGGGACATCTGGCCAGCCTTCTAAATTAAATTCATCATGGAAATGTTTCTTCAGATATAGAAGTTTACCATTAAGCAATAGTTCTTTCTTCCAATCTTTGCCAAAAGCTATTTGATAAGACTTAATAATAGTGTGTTGAAAGTCTTCTTCAGTAGTATCTGGCTCTAGGTATCGCCTAGCTTTTACTTCACCTACACCTGGAATACCTTTAATGTTATCAGTACTATCGCCTTTGAGTAATTGCTCATAGAAAAATCTTATGGCTTCTTCCTCTGACACATTAAGAAACTCGTTCTTGTGCATTAGATAATGTCGGCCTGGAATACATTTAAGATCTTTATCAATACTACAGATTACATAATTATCACCAACACCAATAGCTTCTTGCTGAAATATCCTTAAAAGATCATCAGCTTCCATTCCATGTGCTTCTACAGCCATACCTACATCTGCTGCTCTTTTTCTTAACAAAGGGACAAATGGATTTCTTTTCTTTGGATCTGCATGACGATTAGCTTTATATTCTGGATAAATATCATTTCTAAAGTTACCATCACCTTTAACTGCCATACGGTATTGATCAGTATAACTCTTTTCACAAAGATCTTTTACAATCTCTTGAAATCTAATCCAAGCTTTCTCTAAATAGATAGCATCTTCTTCAGGTGTAAATTCTAATGGCTCAGGAGAAATCATAGTATAGCCAGTAGCTGTTTTATATCTATTCTCGCAAGCCATGTACGCAACTACATCACCATCAATTATGCATATTGTCATTTAAATACTTCTCCTTTAAACACATTAGGAGTATATTGACTTTCAGGTATTGTATCAATTATACATCTTAATTTGTTCATATAATCAAACTGTGCATTCTCATTATGCACTTGAATTAAACGGTTATAAATCCAAGTTAAAAACTCTTTATCATTCATAAGTTCCAACCTTTACAATGTATAAATACCTCCATTCGAGCTTGTTCAATAAGCCCTAGAAGTTCTTTTGTTGTCATATCAGAATTCATGTAACGTGTCTTGCTGGTATCCTCAAAATCTTCCTCATAAATGATAACTACATTTTTGAATCTATTAGGGTACTTCCTAGCTACCATTGCAAACTCATGAAAGCGTTCTTCCATAGTGGCATCACGCTTCCAATTTGGCATTATCTCTAAATTATCGTCACTCATCAAGTACACCCATTTTCTTTGATATTCCTGAAAAGTAATCTAATTTATTCATCTTCTCATCACTGAAAGTAGTATCAAATTCAATACCAATTTCATGTTCTAGTAGTGTAAGTATTGTAAAGAAATCTCTTAACTCAAACTCTAATTCATCTAAGTTAGTACGTTCCCTACTAGGATGATGATCAGATGTAGTAAATCTAAGGCATTTAGTAATACACTGTATAACTTCTCCAGCTTCCTCTGCAAGGCATATTAAAAGATATTGTTCTTTATTCATTTGAACAGATTCTCAAATTTAGTTTGAAGTAGTCTTAGTTGATGTGCTTTACCATCAATGAAAGACATATCTAATAATCTATTAATAAGAGTAAATGTTACAAAGTCATCAAGTTCAACCTCATATGCTTCATTATCAAGTTCTACAACCATTATACCTCGTCTACTTGCTACACTACCTTTCCAACTAGTTTTCATCGTAAACCCTTTTAATATCTCTTACGATATTATGAAGATAATAAGGACAAGAAGGAGACTTAGACATAGTAACCATTTTGCCATTAGGTGTTCGTAGCTTAAGATGCTTCTTACTATTCTCTAAAATACAGCCCTTATCAATGTATGGTTGGAGTGTTCGTCGAAGTTCTTTGTCAATATGTACCATGGTTGATTCCTTTAAATGGTCGGACTGGAGGGATTCGAACCCTCATGCGATTAAGCGCTGGATTTTAAATCCAGAGTGTCTTACCAATTTCACCACAGTCCGTTTAAAAATTAAGAATGTTTTCTTGTGCTACGAGAAATTCTATACGGTACATTTGTATAAGTTTTAGAATTTAACATCTGGACAACAGCTTTTACAAGCATACCTGTTTCTTTTATGATCTCTTGTTTAGATATTTGGTAGGTATCGTATAGAGTTCTATACTTTAAAACTTGTTCATCTGTTAACTTAGACATTCCATTATTAGCGCCTGAAACATCTAGTTCTTTTAGATGTTCTCCGTACTTAATACCTAAAACATCAACAGAATGCCTAGCATTTGCATGTTCAGTTATCGCCTCTAAATTCTCATAACGATTATTAAGTTTATCTCCATCAATATGATTAATAACGTAACCATCAGGAATATTGTAATCAATATGAACCATATAAACAAGTCTATGGACAGGATATGTTTTTCCAAACATATTTATACGTTTATAGCCGCCTGTAATAAACCCTATTTCTTTTGCTGTTATATTATTAACTACAATACCGTCCTTAGATACATTGATAACACCTTCTACAACTAAGTCTAAGAAGAACTGATCTCTTTCAATTGTTGATTTAGCCATTTAATCCACTTACTTAATTTGAGTACTTTCTAAAAGACTAACAGGTGAAGTTGTTGCATAAGAGCTGCCATTACAGTTTACAACACCGCCTGGCAAACTACCTGTAACTTCTCTTGTTACTATTGGACTTCTAAAGATTAATTTTACAAGTTCTAGTACAGAATCAGATCTCTTAGTAGCCTCTTCTAATCTAATTTTTAGAACAGTATTATCTAGAAGATCTTGATCACGTTCAAGTTTCTTACCTTTTAAATCTAACTCTCTACGCTCCTCATGCAAACTCTTATACTGCTCTTGTGCTTTAAGCAATTCTCTACTAATCAGCTTCTCTTTGTTTAACTGCTCTTCTACACCTTTCAATCTATTAAGTTCTTTAAGTTCTTCAAGAATCATTTCACCTGCAATTGCTGGAAGATTCTTCTTAATTGTATCAAGGATATCTTGATTTATCATTTAGGTTCCTTTAATGAACATCATACCATGTATTGCCAATTTTACCACTCCCATCCATAATATTAATTCCTAATAATTTAGGTCCATCAATAAATGCCTGCTTGCCAATTGCAGCAGCTTGTTCAGCAAATTCTTCAGGTACCATAAAATCAATTTCATCATGGTAGAATATTAGTGGTTGATATGGTATATTAGCATCTTCAAGTCTTTCCATTGTAAGCATTAGAGCAGCACAACAAGTAGCCTTCTCACATGCTTGAAGCAGATACACTAACAACTTATGAAAGCTATCCACATAAATCTTATTTCCAGCAATACCTGGGATATAGCCTGAACTATACTGACTAGTACTACCATAGATCTTTTGTAAAGCATCCATCAAAGCTTTAAATCCAGGTACAGCTTTAGTAAAGCCAGCTTTTAACTTTTTACCTTTAGTATCATCTACTGTATCAAAAATATAACTCCACATCTTTCCACCAGCAGCGCCAAATAGGAATGCGTATAGAATACGCTTAGCTCTAGCTCTAGGAACAGTGTGAATAATACCCATTTCTTTTAAAACTCTAGTCAACACATCAGCATTGTACTGATGGATATCATCATGTAATAATTTATCAATATACTCAGGTGACTTTAAATAATGAGCTAAACCGCGTGCTTGATTGCCAGCACTATCACAACCAATGAGCTTCCACCCAGGAGCACAAGTAAACAATGCTCGCATTTCTGGCCCCCAGACTGAATCAGCTGCTGGAATATTAACAATGATATTATGCCTAGCACGCATACTAGGGGTGCCGATAGTAAAACACTTGCCATGTACTCTGCCATTTTTATAAGCCTCTACAAGACCTTTAACCAGAGAATACCTAGACTTATTTGTTAAGAAGTCACAATAAATCTTCCCATTACCTTCTAGAAATTCTAAACTATCTTCAGTAACTTTAGCTGAACTCTTAATCTTTTCACCATTTTTATCTTTTAAGTATTCACCAGTAGTCTTGTCCTTTTTATAATTAAACATAGTAGGTTGCCAGCCATTTCGATACAGAAATATTTTGACATCGTCAACACTCTCTAAATCTAATGGTTCAAATAGCACTCTACTATAAGGGCCTTCTACCAGTCTATCTTCATCTTGTCCAGATAGCGGATTAATATTAAACCAATTTGCAACATGTGCATTATACAGACCTACTTTTGTCCACTTGGGAACCTTAGGCTCTACTACACCTTTAGCAAGGTCTACAGCTACAGTCTTTATACCAAGTAATGGCACTAAAATTTCTCTAGTCTTGTTAAGTTCTATTTCAATAAGCTTCATTAATTCTACAGCTTTATCATAATTGAAAGGCCAGCCATGTAACTCTGCTTGAGCACACCATTTAGCAGCAGCATGCTCAGCCTTCATATATACTCTAATACGTTCATCTTTAGTAGCAGCATGTTTGAATTCATTAAGTACAGTATTGTAAACTCTTTCAGTTACTTCTAAGTCTTGTTTCCAATACTCAAGCATTTCTTCTGAATATTGTGAGAAATCCTTAAAGTCACCCTTATGAAAATTTAAGGCTTTACCCCATTCTTCCAAGCTATGTCCATCATTACCAAATCTTTTATAATTTAGTATTTGAGAGAATATCATAGTATCATGTACTACAACCTCTTTATGCAGCTTAAATCCAAACAATTTTTCTAAGCATGGTATATCGAAACCTAATACATTATGGCCTATGATAAGATTACCAGGCCTATTAATATAGTCTTGCCAACCAAGATCGCCATCTAACCACCATTTAATGACTTTTGTATCTTTATCTTTAACACCTACAATCCATGCTTTAGTCACTGTATCTAGCAAACCATCTGTTTCAATATCTAAAATAAATTTACTCATGATCGCTCCTAGCAGGACCACTCAATAGCAGTCCGGCAATTAATATTAAATATGCTTCCAAGTTGATCCATCTATTACACAACGTATTGTAGTAGAATCAACATCGAACATCTTAGCTATACTATAATTCGTAAAACCATCTGCATTTAATTTACGAATAATCGGTATATTGCTACTAGTTAATTTATTTGATAAATTACCAATACTTACAGAATGCATTCTATTTTCTAAAGAAGAGACCCATTCTAGATTAATTAATTTATTATTTAATTTATTTGCGTCTATATGATTAACTTGTGGCCTATTTTCAGGATTCGGAATAAAAGCTAATGCAACTAATCTATGTATACCTGTTTGAATTTGACAGCCTTCAATCCAAACTTTAGTTTTTAAATAGCCATTCCCATCTATAGCACCATTTATAATGGTACCTTTTTCCAAATTAATCAATCTACCTAAATCAGATACAAGATAAAAATCTCCAACACTCTTCCATAATTCATTGGAAATACCAATAGAATGATCCAAATTTCTTTTTCTTATTAATTCAGCATCTACAACTAAATTAATATTATCAAATAGTTCATACGCAATTTTTCTTAAATATATTGACTTTTGATTACTAGTTATTCTCAATGAACCTGAATTAGTAAATGTTGGAACAAGATAAGAGTTAGTTTTAAAACTAAAAACATATCCTGTATTAGATAGAGAAAAGTTATCTCCAAAATCTTTCCAAATTTCATTCATTTATATTCCTTTAATTACCTAGTTTCTTATGAACATCAACAGCTTTAATTGGCATATTTCCATTTTCAATATACATAATTATATACATTAAATAAAATTGAGCCTTTTTAAGTTCTTGTAGTTCTTCGTCTTTTCCACCATTACGATCTAAATATTTACGTAATTGTAATTCTAACGCTGCTTTAAACTTAGTTGGATCCCTTAGTGTAGGAATCCTAGACATAGCATCAATCCATTGTAATTCTTCGATATAATTTTTATAGTGTGATGGATTTATATGATCCTTTTTCAAGGGTTGAATAAATCTTTTAACTTTCTCAGTATAGTCTTCAGGCACAGCCTGTACATTATCTTTCATATGAATACCAGTTTCTTTCTCATTAAATGGATCCCAGACAGGATTACATTTTTCACAACCTGGACATTGCTTTGCTTTACAAATAGCTTTTGCTTCTAGTATCTCTTTATGCTTTTCTTTAGTCTCACCGTCTAGCCAAATATACCTTGCTAGCATTTCATACCATCCATCTAGATCATCAACATTCTTAAGGACAGCACAAGGTCTTCCAGTAAGATTATCAGTTACATTTATAATATAGTCACCACATTCATTCATATCTTGCAAGTACTCAGCCAATTCGTCTAATTTAGTAGTTGTCTCTTGTCTAACACCATTCTGGATTAATTCGTAGGTATATCTCATTAGAATACCTTTCCGTCGTCTTCCTCTGTAGTTGGGGTAGCTTCAGGCATTACTGTCTCTGTATCAAATACATCTTCAAACTCTTCCATAGGCTTGCCTACCCAGACCACATGCTTGATCAACTGAATTCCAACAAGCATTGCTGAAATACCTTCTTTACCTTGGTATACGTAATCTTTTTCAAAGATACGGATATTAGCAATACTTCCGTTACCAACAGTATTTGGATCTACAGGATTGCCCCTACCATCTACCAACTCAACAGGCACAGATGGCTCATCAAATACACCTTTAACTTTTCCTTCTTTAAGACTCTTCTTCTTCAAACCAGCCTTGTAGTAAAGAATCTTACTCTCTTCATCAGATGGATCTTCACGTACAGCTTTTACCTTAATGTGATGTTGTTCCCATTCAATCTTTTGGGCTTTGTTAGTAGTCCTGATCTGAACTTCCCAAGTAGGGTTTTCTGGATTAAATACTTTAGCAGGACGCTTTGGATCGAGTTTAGGGAACCAAATTTCCACATTTTTCAAAATAGCCATTGATGTATTCCTTTAGATTTTTAAACCCCATTACGGGGCGAGGGTGGTGAATCATTAATTTAACGGGACTTTATAACCGTTTTATATTTTTGCTTCTTCTATGTCGAGCGCCTTAAGTTCCTGCTCAAGTTTGATACGGTACTCCGCTCTATGCTTGTCTTTGGCTTCTTTGGACTCACTGTAAGGTTTGATCAACTCTGTAGCTACAATACGAAGATCTAATTCGTCTTTAGAATATGTTAAAGATTGATTATAAATGTCTCCTTTCAATAGTTTAAGGTCATGTATTTTATGAATGAAATAAATAGGTATCAACAACTTATCGCTATAGCCAATATTCAAGATTATAGAAAATTTATCAGCATCGCATCCTTTATCATAACTCATACTATTCACCTTTTCCAATGTATGTATCCCATTCTTCAGCAGTTATCCCTGTCATAATAAACTCACGATCATCTGCAGATAGATTAGGGAATGCTAATTGTGCCAGTAAGCCATCTGTCCACTGTTTCAATTGCTCTTCAGTTATATTAATATCAAGTGTGTTCTCGATACCTGTAAAAGGACTAGTTCGTGTTATCTTCATTATCTTTTCTTTCCCAATAAGCATTTGTTAATTTAATAGAGTCTAGTACATTCTCTGTTACAAACTCTTTAGGTATAAAATAAAGAGGACCACCAGCATCATTCCAACACATTACAACTTGAACAAAATCTTGATCTTTGTCTGTCCAATCACATACATCAAAACTTTCAGGAACTTCATAGAGAGTAAGCCATCTATCATTTGCAACTGAAGCAATGCCTGTAGAAATCTCTCTTAAATCTTCCTTTGATTCTACTAATTGAATCTTACCACCGAATAAATCGTAGTATGGTTGATCTGCAAATTCACTTTTAAGTATTTCATCTACCATAGTACTATAGAAATCAAATGTCTTAGTAATCAAAGCAAATAACTTATTCGGCATTTGATTTGTATGAAATAGATTAAAAGTATCTCTATAGGTTGGACCTAAATCTTTCATTCAATCACCTTTCTATAGACTTCTAATTTAGAATTACCTTGAAAAAGATTCTCAGGCTCTTCTAGAAAATTATCTATATCAGCTCTTAGCATAGCTTCTGGATTAGAAAATCCTTTATAATATTCTTCTTTTACTTCATACTCTCTTTCAACTATTGCTACAATTTTAAATCTCATTTAGAACTCCTCATGAAAAAGCATATTCAGAATCAAGTACTAATGTAATATCTAAAGTACCTAATTCTATTCCACTTATATCAGCCTCTATATCTTTAACAATACTAGATAAAGGGTCTGATTGATATAGTTCTACAAATGTTTCTCTAATCACTCTAAATAGTTTAGGCATGTCAGCTAGTAAACAACCAAATGAATCATGCACAGTAGTAATAGGAAAATCAGACCTATTAACAGCTAACATTAAATGTGCTGCATCAAGACTGTGTATAGCATTAGGACTAGCACCTTGGCTTTGTTTATTTTTACTTGGTTTACTATTCTCAATAAAGCATATAGCTAATTGTATTGTATTAGTATAATATCCAGTACTATTCCTTTCACCAGCAGGAGGTCCATATTGAATCCAAATCTTTTTAATGACACCTTCTGTATAATGCTGTACTACTGGAAAGTTAGTAATAGGCACATGCCAAGATAGAAACTTATTATTCTCTTCAGCTTTCTTACCAGCATTCTCAAACACTGATAATAATTGCATTGGACGCTTTAGCGAGAACTTACAATCCTCATATACTAATTTACCTAAATAAGCACCCCAACGATGTTCCATTGAGAATAGCTGCTCTATGCCATGTTTCCTAGAGTCATCTATAATTTGCTGTCCACAACCAAAAGCTGTAGAGCCATATGATAATGTCATTACATTTCGTTTTGATATTTTTCTTCTATCTCTGGACTCTTTAATTCTATGCCAATATACACATGAGCATATTGTCATTAATAAATCATTATCATTTTTGAATTTAATAATATTCTTAATAAGTTCTTTTCTACGATCTGATTTTAGTGGTGCTTCAGAGATTTGATGTTTAAGATCAGCTAATGTATCTATTAGATTTTCACAGTCTTTTAAAGTTTCTTTATCTAATTGATCAACATCAAAATCAATAGCTTTCCAGACATGTTCAGCCACATACAAATAAAGATCACCAGGAGAATCTAACGGTACAAGATTAACGTATGGTGCTGTTATTTCATCTCTAGTTAATGCTGCTAAGTGTTGTTGTCCATTAGTAGAACCATCAACATAGGCTTCTAAATGTGATTCATACTCATACGGATCAATTACACCTGAGATAATATGTTCAGCATTCTGATACTGCCAGTATCTAAACTTAGATAATTCAACGCATGCTGCTAAGAATTGCCAAGGTTTGTCTGCCTTCATCCATCCCTGATTTACTTTAGGACTCTCAGCATAACTTATTAATATCTCTTCATTATCTAGGCTCCAAAGCACTCTATCAGATAACGGTATTTTATCAGTCTTAACTCCTTCAATATTAGAATTACCAGCCCAATTAGATGCAATAGAAATTAATAGCCAATCAAAGCCTTCTTTAGTAATTGGTTTAGAATCAGCTCTAAGTAGTAATCCCTTGGCTAGGTCTGAGCCTTGATTATGTAAGTATGCTGTAGCTGGATATACTCTTGCACGAAAGTCTAGTGTGTATAAGTGATAGAAAGTTTTACCAATAAATCTTTTAGCAATATCTCCTATAGCTTTTGCTTCACGTATCTTCGATTGTTTTGCTTCAGGATTGTGCATTTCCCATATATCAGCAAATGCATCAGTCTTATTCCTTAACGCCCAAGCATAAATAGGATAGATTTCTTCATTAATAGTCCAGCCAACTTTCTGTAATTTATTAAGTGTATTGAATACTAAAGGATGAGTCTCAGGAGTGAGCTCTTTAAGAACATCTCTATCAGCAGTCTTTACCATCATTACGCCTGTTTCATGCCTAGTAGTAATCCAAGGTGCGTAAGGAAATAGTGATGGTAACTTTTCAGTCTTGTCTAAACTTAGAGAATCCCATAGTGTACTGATCTTATCTTCATTAAGAACCTCTATGACATAGGTTGCATGTCCATTTCCAGCTCTACCAAGAAGTACTTTAATTAGGTCTATTTCTTCAAATGAGTATAGGAGAAATGCACCAGCTTTAGCAGCCAGCGCACTATCTCTTTTCATCTTATTTTTATTACGAATATTATGTCCAATAGCGCTTATAACTTCTGTCATTAATACAGTCTTACGGGCCACACTACGACCTACCCTTGTGTATAAGTAGAGTACTGAGATAGTGTGGTCTACTAGGTCTTCTGGATCTAAATCCTTTAAAAACTTAACAGGATTTTGGTGTGAGATCTCAAACTTTAACCTATTGTTTATTGAAGCAACTAATTTTTGTTTCGTTGGCTCCATAGATACCTCTATTAACTAATTAATAAAACAAACATTTTAATTAGAATACTATATAATATCAAACTTACAATACTTAGTAAAGGTATTGTTATCATAAACTTAAATAATTTTCTCATAAGAAGAAATACGGCATTACTTTAAATATTAAAAAGCCTAGAGATATATACAAAATGGTTGTTATAATTATACGCATAAAAAATAACCATAATGTAAATATCCAGCTTAGTAACATATTAACTCCAAATGAAAAAATAACGCGATGAGAAATACCCAACTACTAACACCCCGAAGGATATTAGTAGTTGGTATATTTTAAAACCGATTTAAAAACTTTAGGATTTTTATTTTCAGGGGTACTTTTCGTACTACACCTGGGTTTTCATACTTAAATATTATTGCTTCACATCTATCTATTGATAAAGTACTTTCAATATGCAATGGAACAGTTTTGAAAGGGTCGAATCCTTCATAATATGTTACAACATGTACTATGCTTTCAACGACCCCTCTTCCTTTCTTTTTAGTTTTTAGCATATCTTACAGCAGAGTTATAGGCATCATTTAGATAAGTCTGAGCCTCCTTTGAAGTATCTACTACTGTAGTAGCCACAGTCTCATACATTGCAGACGAGCGACCCTTAACAGCATCAATAACATTATCTTCTGGAACTAGTGCATTTGAGTATTTAGTTGAAATAACTTTGTAATTAGTTTGAAGTGTTGCCACTTGTGCATTCAAAACTACTACTTTAGCTTTTTCAATATTCAACGCAGAACGTTCTTCTGGTGTTTGAAGATTATAAATTGCATTAGTTCGAAGACTACTTATAACGTGTCCTAGGTAAATTGGATCCTGGTAATAAAGAGTAATAGTTGCACTTGCAATCATTACCATTGTAAATGTCAAGCCAATCAACAAATACTTATTAAGTGAATCAAAGAATTCGTTAATCTTAGACATTGTCGAGTTGTATGTAGTAAAGTTCATTTGTAGCTCCTTAAAGTTTAAGTGTAATTGCAATTAAAATAAGTACGATTGAGTATGTAACAATTTGACTAATTAACCTTAACATTAATATCTCCTTCTATATCATATAAGATACCATTATTTGCGAATATTAGAAACTTTTAATAATTGATTAGTCTCATGTGTAATTTCTAAAATACTCTTAAATATTTTTAATTCGTAATTAAAATGTAGTGTAATAATCAATAAAATAAAAAGCAAAGCTATTTGTAACAAAATATCACCCCTTATAAAAGATATGATTGCCAATAGTTTTAGTGTACTTCAGTTGATGCGCCCACTCTGGATCTACATATACAGCATGAAAATGAGTACTACCATTTGTAATATCTTTTAATTTATTATCTAAAGCCTCACTAGCTATTTCTTTAGCCTTGTTAAACGAATCGTAATCATCTATAGCATGCTTATAGAGTGTCCAAGAAAATTGATACGGTTGATAAACTATAGTACAAACAGAATTTCCAGTTCTTCGTACCCTATTCATAACTACGTTTGCGACTGCTTGCATACCTTTAAGACTTTCGCCCCTAGCTTCAAAATAGATATTTTTAGCTAAGCACTCAACTTCACTTTCTGGGAAAGTATTTTCAATTGAAAGTGATTCAGTTTTTTCAATTAAGTCAGTTACAACAAATACAAGCATCATTGTAATACTTAGCAATACAATACTTTTAAACATAATGGCTCCTATATGTTGTCTTTCATATAAGATACCCTTATTTGCGCTCAATTTTTAGCCCCACCGTTAGGCAGGGCTATAGCTTATTTAGAAGGTACAGATTGAGCAAGCAATATGTCTTTACGTGCAGATCCACTTGTAGTACCAAACCAATAACTAACACAGGCAGTCCAGGCAGTACCTAGAGAGCCAAGCATTACAAGTAGTGGTGGTGAGTTAATTACACTATCATCTGCAAGCATCCAAATTAGTATTCCAAAGAATCCACCAGTGATTAAATAAGTAAGTATAGATGGTGTATTAGATTGTGTAACTATTTGCATTTGACGTGCAGAATCTTTATCTTTGAATTCTAAGTCTGCGTATTTAAACTCACGTTCTTTTTCATGATCTTGATATTCTAATTCTAATTTCTTAATCTCAGCTAATTGATCAGGAGTGATCTTACCATCTTCAAATTGTTTACTAATAGTCGCAATAGTAGCATCTTTAATTCCAAATACACTACCTAATGCTGCAACTGCTGCACCACCTAATGGGCCTAATAGTGCAGAGGCTAATGTTGGTGCTAGTGTTTTTAGGAAATCATTCATCAAGGTTTCTCCGTCTTTCTTCCGGATATAATATTGGTTCTTTTCTTCGTTCATACTCTGCAGGAGGATTCTTTCGAAATTTACCTTTAGCATTCTTCCAATATTCTATAATTTCAGCTACTGTTAATAGCTCACCAATTTTACGTTCCATTGTCTATCCTTCTCTCGACTAATCTTCGTTCATGCTCTTTAGGCCATGGACTTAGAACTTCTCTGCGATTAACTGGACAACGTGTACAAATAGAACTATTTCCATCTTTGCATACAAGTGCACCATTACGATCTAATCGTACACCTTCTACAACTATATAATCATGTAATTTCCATGATGCATCAAAACAAGGGTCGCTTGTATTTAGAAAAGCGCCTTTGCCTATTAATGTACCACAATGTGGGCAGGAAACAAAGGTAAGTTGTGGTAACACTAATTCATTACCACATTTTGCAAGTTTATGTTTTGGCATACTGCTCCTTTAAATCCCCTTAATATTTATCATAAAATTATTTTAATGAGTACCATAATTATATCCTATACTTTGCCCGTAGTTCGGCCCCGATGTCCCTGCTGCTGCGCTGGCGTCAGTTTGAACGCGGAACAGAATGGCGAATCTGCCATTCAACTTCCAACCGATCCCCGTTTGAAATAGGTACTGGTTGGTAAAACGGAGGTGGAAGAACACCCCGAATGGGAATGCCACTCGGATGAAGAAAAGTGCGTTGTAGAACAGGCTCTTGTTCTCCGTGATCCGTGGTGTGAAGTTCCATTTATCCTTTTCCTTGAATATCCAAGCGATACCAATAGACTTGATGCTGTCGGTGTCGAGCAGCAACGGCCACTTGTTGAGGGGCGATGCCGGATCGCCTTCGATATTAAGCATCAGGCGGTCACCGCTTTGATGACGGCGAAGTTGATTATCACTGCTTCGGATAGCGACCCGGCAGTCACATTTTCAAGCTCAAAAATGATTAGTCCAGCAGCCCATACCAAAGCTCTAAGCCGATAACTAGCGCCATTTGCCATGCCTACCCCAGTAATGTTGCAAACAAAGCAATCCGTTGCAGCTACAGTGCTGTTGTTAAACGAAAATTGGACATTGGTAGTTGCCGCCAGCGCAGCGTTATTCATCACAATCTGCCCATTGGTCTTGTTCAGCGTCACTGCGGTACTCTTACTCGTCGCCTGCGTGACCGTACCACCACTGCCGGTGCCGTAGCCGAGTCCTCCGGTGCTGACGTTGAGGATATTGCCGCTGGCATCTACACGGAGTCGTTCAGTACCATTTGTCCCGATATAGGCGTTTTTTGAATCAGTAGTGGTTATCTTCAGCACACCACCAGCACTAATAATTCCACCTTCTCCAGCAGCGGTTGCAGTGCTGGTCTTCTGTAAGCGAATCGACCCGGCATTAGAGGTTACATACAGGTCCGTTTCTGCTGTGGCTCCAGCGTTGGTGTTGCTGACTTCCAGCTTTAGAAGCCCGTTGACACTGGTGGATTGCGTGATATTCCCACTGGAGTCGATACGCATGCGTTCGATTGGCGCTATGTTTGCTCCGCTAGTCAGGAACAATAAATTACCAGTCGGATACTGCGCATTCGTTCTCGCACCATTAACCGCTTGAATCATGGCGCTGGTGAAATAGTTGGCATTTGCCCCAGTGATCGCAGCGAAGTTGAGAGAGGTAAGGTTGTTGGTTGTAGTGTCAGTGTTTACAAGAGTAAGCCCCGCCGTTCCAGTACCAACGGCGGTTGCCGTTGAACTACCTGCTATCGTATGTCTAGCTGATGCTGTTTGGTCATAGGTTGAAGCTCCAGCAGTCGATACATTCAAATATCCACTCGCATCCAGCGTCATCGCCTGCGTAAATGTGATCGGGTTGCCTGCGGTGCCGCTGGGAGCGGTGTACCAAGTGTGACCCGTGCCAATCTCGTATTTATTAGCAGCCGCGCCGACGATGTATGTGTCTGCTGTGCCGTTGTAGTAGGTATTGTTTCCGAGTGAGAGTCCGATTGCATTGCTACCCTCTATGGAATTTGAACCGGGTAGTTGAATTGCTTTTCTATTTGCTCCACTCCAAGCCGAAGGCACAACCCCCAAGCCAAGGTTGCCGGAGGAGTCTAGCGTCATCGCCTGAGTGAAAGTGATCGGGTTGCCTGCGGTGCCGGAGGGTGCGTTGTACCAAGTGTGAGCGCCTGCGTTTTGGTTGTAATAACTTGCGGCGTTTGTGGACTTATATGTATATGCAGACCCATTCCAATAGCTATTAAGCCCAATCTGCATTTGAGTACTGTAGGAACATACAAAGCCAAGAGTGCCACAATCCATTACTTTGAATCCTGAACCCCATGCACTCGGCGTCACCCCAAGGCCGAGGTTGCCGGAGGCGTCGAGGGTGGCAACTGTTATGTTATTGGTTCTGAATAATATGGGTTTGTTTGCATACGCCGCCACATAGACATTCGTAGCGTCTGCGCTAAAGTACGCTTGCATTGCATTTCCTATGTTCACTTCATAGGCAGCATTCCCCGATGCGGTATTAAGTGAGTAGGCGCAGTTCCAAGCACCGACGTTTAATGTGGTAGTTCCATTTCCTGCACTCCCCGTCGCACTCAACGTCCCCGTGACGGCGAGGCCGGTGGAGGTTATATTGGCGATATTAGTTCCACCAATATAATTCTGAATTGCAGTTCCGTGATAAATCTGGAAATTTGGCGCATTGCCTGTTAGCTGCGAAGTTCCCCCAATAGTTACTATCCCACTCGCACTCAGCGCCCCGGTGACGGCGAGGCCGGTGGAGGAGACTGTTGTAACTTTTGACCCGTTAATGTAGGTATCAAGAGGAAAATTGTTGTTGCTTGAAACGTAGGTATTCCCGCTTCCCAATAATCCAAGTTCTGCCGTATTTTGTGTCTGGACTACCTTGAAGTAGCTTTGGTTATTTGCTCCGTTAGCAATAACGACTGAGCCAAGACTGTTTGTAGCCGTCACCGTAGTAAAACTCCCCGTCCCGGTGACGGCGAGACCGGTGGAGGTCGTGTCAGTAACCGTTGTCGAACCAATGCGACCAAGAATATGGCCCCCATAAGTGCCACTTGTACTTCCACCTACAATAATATTGCCGCCATCGGTCACGGTATTCCCGCCGCCGAGAACCATTGACCCGCCCGTTGCGGTATTTAACAAGGCTCCCTGCGTAGCGGAAGATACATAGTTTCCCGTCGCACTCAGCGTCCCCGTTACCGCCACCCCCGTACTCGTCACATCGGTGACTGTGGTGCTATTTATCGCTTGAATAACGTGTTGGCCAGTCGGAGCATTAGTGGTATGATTCGTGGCAGCAGGAGCTGTAACCGTCGTGATTGTCTGTGTACCAGTAAAAGTATTTGCCGCATCTGTTCTAGCTATAGTTGCGTTAGTTGTTGGGAAAGTCATTGTAGTACTGTCAGTACCAGCCAGAGTCATAGAATTACTAATAGTTAATGACTTACCACTTGCAGCCTTGGCAGAACTATAATCCTTTTCCCAGGTACCTGCAGCACTACCAATATTAGTACATGTAGCAAGTATATCACAGCCAGGTGCAATAGTCCAGAATGCTCCACCCCCGTTTGCTTGAACAACTATTGCTTGAGTTGAATCATTATCAATTTCAAACTTCCAACCTACTTTAAGTGTTGTAGCATTAGGTAATACAACAGTCTGACCTTGAGTACCTGTAAAGATAGTATAGTAAGGTGTAGTATTAGTGAATGTAGTAGTACTACCAGCAGTAGCAATACTCTGCATACCTAAACTTAAAGTATTAGCAATTAGGCTATCAGTCCAACTAGCGCTTGTGCCATTAGTAGTTAGAAGTTTATTTGCATTACTTGTTTGACTAGGCAAAGTAACAGGAGGATCTTGCCAAGTAGGTGCGCCACTACCATTAGCAGTAAGTAATTGTCCAGCAGTGTTAGATCTAGTAATTGTATAGACTACACCACTAATAAGCTCAATAATCCCACTCGCTGCAGATCTCTTTAATATTTTACCAGTAGTACTCGAAAACAATGGTAATTCAGAATCTACAGATACACTCGCAGTACTCTCAAGTTTATCTGAGTTTAAGTTATTAAAATTAGCATCAACTTCATTGTTAGTTAAAGGAGAACCTTTACCTGCACGAGTAACAATAGTAGACATAATACACCTTTTTAGAAATGGAGGATCACGGAGGAGTAATCCTCCTCTCTAACTTACGCCAGAGTAATTTTCCAGGTAATTGCCAATGTATCATTGACACCCTTATTAATTACACTAAACACAGTACGTGCAATCATAGTTCCTGCAGTGGAAGCATTGAAGATACCTGCTTCAGTCAATGCACCAGTACCATTACCAGCGGCAAACGTTGCAACAGCTTGCAGTGTATCATTGGCAAGAGTAGTCGTCACCTGCGTGACAGTGGCAGCGGAACGAGTACCAATTTCAGTACCTAAAGCAGTATCAGCAGCAGCAGCAGCAGTAGCACCAGTACCAACACCTAGATGAGAAATCGCACCTGCAGTAGCGTCTTTCATACGGCTAGTAATATAACCTAAACCAGTAGTAACAACTAGATTGTGTTGTTGCTGCTCTTTAATATTGCCAAACTCATCAGTCAGAACTAATTGTACAAGGCCCTTAGCCTTAATAAATTCATGTGTCATGATTAACCTTTACTTATTAAAATGTGGAGGATGTACCAACGTAGTCCTGGCTAAAATAATCGGTGCCAGCGTAGGAGTACAAGAATGTATAACCAGATGTTGCGATAGAAACAGTTTCTGTAGAAACTTTACTAATTGTTAAGAGTTTAATATCACTCTTAGTAAGACTATCTTGTAATGCATCTGAATAAGTTTTAAGAATAATATCAGAAGTTACTTTACTCTCTGTGAGAGATTTAGTAAAATCTCTCTTTAAACTCTCAGAAGCAATAACTAATTCAGTAGGCTTGTCACCATATGTAAAATATACACTATCTGATTTACTAACAGTATTGCTAAAGCCTGTCGAGAATGTTAAGTAGATATTATCCCAATATGTCGTAGTATCAAGATATTTATCTCCCATTACCCAACTTAATCTGTCATAAGTACTAATTGGTTCTACTAGGTTTCTACTATAAACATTAAGTAAGTTAATTGTCTCACTATAATGCACTGTTTCAGTTTTTAGATTATTGGAAGCTTTAGTAATTATTTCACTAGTGGTAATTGAATCTAAGAATGTCTTTAGTGTAAATAATAATAAACTAATATTATCAGATAGTCCTACTAATTCTGTTTTAATAGAACTACTAGTTTTAGCAATAGTATCAGTTGATGTAGTTAGTTCTGATAGATTCTTGTTAGTAAGTAACACTATAGAATCTACTTTACTAATTGTTTCAACAGGCGTCTTGGCTAAACTTAATTGAACTAACTCTGATACAAACTTAAGATCACTCTTTAAAGTACTAGTATCAAAGAATAATATAGAATTAGTAGCTAAATTCTCTATATTACCTTTACCAACAGTCTTGATATTAGAATCACTAGTTACTTTACTTTCAGAAAATGGTTTAGTTGTTAACTTAAGTATTGTATCGATAGATGAAAATGTATCACTAAACTTAGTAGAGAGATTGATAGCTACATAGTCGTCCCATACACCTAATGCATCTAGATACTTATCTCCCATTACCCAGCTTAAGAGATCAAAAGTAGAAGTAGTCTCTACTATAGCTCTATTGAAAGATACTAATAGATTTAAGTACTCAGTTAACGCTATATTTTCTTTCTTATTTAAACCCTGTACTTTAGATAACAGCTCAGTTGCATGAATGCTATCAACACTAATTTTACTAACTATCTTTGCATTGAATTCAACTAAAGCTAAATTCTCCTGTTTGATAGTTATTAAAGCCTTATTGATTGCATCTGATGTAGCTAGTGCTTCAATCTTATTGACTACAATACTCTTTAACAAATTATCTGAAGATACAACAGATTCAATCTTATTAGTTGCAGTTTGCTTAAGTACTTGCTCAGCTGAAGCTAAACTTTCTTGTTTGATAGTTGTTAGGATTTTATTAATCACAGTTGACGTAGTTAACGGCTCAACTTTATTAGCTGCAATTCCTTTAAATACACTATCTGAAGATACAATAGCATCAAACTTATTAGCTGTAGTTTGCTTAAGTACTTGTTCAACGAGTGACTTAGTATCCACTGTAGTTTTACTAACAGTTTTTCTAATAACCTCAGTACATATAGTATTCTCATACAAAGAATAAAACATATTTCTAAGGAAATATACAGTATCACTAAGACCTAATGACTCTTGTACAACCTTAGTGGGTTTCTTAGAAACATTATCTGTAACAGTAGCATTATCTTTAAACTTAGAATCAATATATTTTGAAATTAATTCATACAACGCAGGATGATCTGTTAGAGCTTTATATGCATAGAATTGTAACTGTTGACTACTATGCACTAACTCTCTAACTTCAGGCCTAACATTAAGCCCAATAGTATCCCAGAAAGTAGAGACATCATTAAACTTATCAGTCTCATTATAGGATAAGAAGTCAAATACAGATTGATAATCATGTGGCCATAAGTATTGGTGCACATCGTAGTTGTCTTCTTCAACTATTTCTGAAGATACTATATTGATCTCATTATAGTCTTCGGTAGCAATTACTTGTTGTAATGGCTCTGTAGCTGAAACTCCACTAACAATTTCCTTTGCTTGTATTTCTACATCTTTCTCAGAAACTACTAATACACTAGGTTGAGCATTACTACCAATACTAGGCACAGTATAATTAACAGTAATACCTTTAATAGTTTCTTTTGCATTGATATTTAGTTCTTTTTCAGAGGGTATCCTCATAACGCCTCCTTAGACGTCTGGAACATCCTCTGTTGGGCTATACATAATCTTTACTAGACCACGTACAGGTTTCCAGGTTTTTCTGAAGATGCCACCAGTAGGTTCTGTAATACGTAATTCAAAGAAACCATAAACTGCTGTGGTAGCTGTTGGTAGAACACTCCATACAGGAGATATAGACAATGCTGCTGGAAACTGTACATATACAACATTAGGGATATAAATTTCCCAATTAGGATCTAGATTAGGAGTAGTACTGCTAATATAAGAAGTTTGATTACCTAACTTATAATAAACATTACTATATCGAATTACATCTTCTCTATCATAAGAATTAGTAGCTACCCAAATATTACGATAATTAGGTACTCTAACATTTAAGGTTACTTGATCACCACTTGGCTTAGCAATAGAAGGTATTTCACCAGCTACATTTAATCCTTCTACAACTACAGCTTCATATGTATAACCAGCACCTACATTCTCTATGAAAGATAATGTAATTGGGAACTCTAATTGTTCACCTCTAACCATGCTCCATAGTACACTTCCACCATCACTTTGTAAATCAACTGTAGGGCTAGTTATATCTGATCTCGCCATAATTGATACCTTTATTCTAGATTAATGTATACACTAATACTTATCTTACTTAATATTCTTATCTATACTTACTTAATAACATACACAACTAAGGGACAGCTAACGGCTCCCCTTATAATAACTCAGGGGAGCCAGCCTTATCATTAATTTAACGGTCTTGAGTACAGCCAATGCTATGTAAGTGTTAGTGACTTGATTTGGTTTATACTAATCATATTTAGAATGCCAGTATTTGTAATTGCTATTAAAAGACCTTCGTCAAGAATTACACTAGGAACATCTTGGATAGATAGTTGAGTATCATTTACTAAAATGACTTCTAATGTACTATTAAGATTACTAGAGCGATATGTGTTCATAATACTGCCATCCAATTTAATGTACCGGTTGCAAGAACTTGCGCTGTTGATAAAGTAAAGCCGAAATTATTAATATAACTATTATTAGTAGGTGTTGTAGTATTTACAACTGGTACTCTGCGTTTAATAACTACAGATCCACTCTTAAGTCTAGAAACTAATGAAGCACCTAATGAAAGATTTGGTGTACTATTTACGGAAATATAAAACGCATTAGTGATATATGTAAGACTACTGCCTATGCGACTATATGTGTAAGTTGAGTAATTAGTACTACTAGGACCAGGATGGTATAATGTTGCACCATTTTGGTTAGTGGCACTAATATGGTCGACTGTTAGAGTTCCATTTAAAGGCGCATAGATATAGGCATCCCATGTACCTACTCCTGGCGTATAACAATCTATTTCCCATTGCATCGTGTAGTCCATCTGGTAGATCTCGCCTGTACCAGTGGCGGCACCTAAAGCATAATAAGCACTTGTAGTAGATGGGTTAGCAGCATTACATGTATATGTAAGTGGAGTAGGAGCAGTAACAGTAGTTTGACTATAAGTATAAGAAATAGCCCCGAATAATGCAGTGCTAGTATCATAAGCTTGGGTATAAATACGCCAAGACCATGTCCCTGCAGATGGGAATGTAAAAGTGTACGAATCAGTGACTGTAGAAGTTGTATCACCAGGCATGTTAAGAGTACGTAGTGTATCTAGTACCCAAGAACTACCATTCCAGTACTCTACACGCCATTGGACTGTTCTATACAGGTATTGACTAGCACCATTACCTCTTTGGCTCTTTACACTTACAGATGGAGTAATATTAGCACAGTTAGCTGCAGTAGTATAAGTAGCAGATGTCCAATTAGCAGCAGAAGTATCACCTGAACCAGTATTAATTGCAGTACTGCCTGTTGCAGCAGCAAGATTTAGTGTAGCTGTTGGTGTAAATTGCCACTGCATAGTTCCAGTGCCAGTTTCAGTAATAGCATTAGGTGTACAATTAATTGTTTGATTTTGAGCAGCGTAAGCAACAGAATATAATTGTAATGAATTTGGACTAACAATAACTTTAGGTTGAGTCTTCCAATACCCAGGTAAAACTACATTAGTTGCATTAGTGCATACGCCAGTTTCAATACGTGATAAAGTAGAGTATTGAACAGCGTATCCTAATGAGCCTACATATTTATATAAAGAAACTTGTCCAGAGTCTATCCTGGCATAATCATTAACATGTGATCCAGCTACTGAATAAGATTCTATCCAGCCATCTGAATGCATTGCTACTAAAGAACCTACATTAATTTGTACACCAGCTTGCAATGTGCCTGTTAATATTTTATCGGCTGTTAGATTACCAATCATTGCATTGGCAATAGCGCCATTTTGTATAGCAGCTGTACCTACAGCAATACTATTAGCTGATAGATGATTAGCATTAATAGCATCAGCGGCAATTTCAGTAGCAGTTATAGCATTAGCAGCGATATTTGCAGTAGTAATAGTATCAGCAGCTATTTCAGTCGTAGTAATAGTTCCGGCAAATATTTGAGTAGCAGTGATAGTATTTGCAGCAATCTTGGCAGCAGTAATAGCATTAGCAACTATTTTACCAGTACTAATTGAATTATCTGCAATCTCAGTAGTTGTAACTGCATCTGCAGCAATAAGAGCAGTAGTAATAGAATCTAAAGCTATCTTAGCAGTAGTAACAGCATTAGCAGCTAGAGTAGTTGTAGTAACATTTCCTGCAAGTATCTTAGCTGTAGTTACAGAACCATCTGCTAAATTACCAGCCTCAATAATTAACGGATTAAGGTCGCTATTACCAATCTTACCAGTAGTAGCATCAGCACCATTAGTACCACCATAAGGCGTAGTAGAAATAACATTATCGACAGAATGATTCTTAAACCAAAGCTTAAGTGCCCTACCTAAAGATGAAGCAATAGTCGTACTTGTACCTTTAAATCTTTGTATTTCAACTGCATCACTAAATATAGGTGTTGCGCCTACTGCACCATAAACAATTGTGTCTTGATGACCATGTCCTTCAGTATATGCTTGATCACCAGTAGTATTAATAAATACAGTGCTTAGACCAGTTATAATAGTGATATTTGAAGGTGTAGGCGGTGGAGTAACATCTCGTACATATGCTTGCTTAACAGCATACACATTTACTCTAAGATCATATGATACAAATTTATACTCCACATGTAATACAAAGTAACCTATGTCACCTGTCAATGCAGTAACAATATAATTACCTTTAGTACTACCAGTCGTTGTAACTAAAGAAACAGTACAACTATCTTGTGCACCTATACTATATGCCACACTTGCATCTCTAGACTTATCTTGAGTACCATCTATGACATTAATATTACCAGCTGTATTACTAAAGCCATAATTATAGCCTGTGTAGTCCTGCAGTACACCTACATTATCTACTGAAAGACTAACACTAATAGGCGCTGGCCTTATTAAAGAAGGTGTCTCCCAAGTAAACCCTGTTACTATATCGTCTCCTGTATCGCTAGAGGCAATAGTTCGGCTCGCATAGAGGTCGTCTATACCACTCGGCACCGTGGCTGACCATCCAGTCGGGACAACCGTCAAGGCACTCACAGGGAAACTATACGTACCACCTGTGGGCGTTCCTGGGGCAGAAGTCCCTCTGTAGTAAACACTCAAGGCTTGGAAAAATTTTGGCCCAAAAGATATAGGATCAATTGCTGTAGAAATCAGTGGCCAATTGTCTCTATTAGCAATAGCTTTGTTAGAGCTAGCAACAATAGCAAATACATATGGCCCTGTAGTTTTAAGAGCAGGTACTTCAAATGTATTGCCTGAAGTAGTGCCAATATCAACCCATACAGTTGCATCGTCAATAGATGCAACAGGCGTCGTAGTATACTTAATAATATAATTATTTACTCTGATATCATCTGCTTTATTCCAAGTTAATGTACCTACAGATGTTGCTACTTCTTTAGTTCCTGCAAAAGTAATTGAAGCAGCCTGATCAAGACTTATAGTAGAAACTGAGTGAGGAACAACTATTTCTGTATCTTTAGCATTCCATGCAAGAATACTAGCATCAAACGCATTAGTAGTAAGTTCTATTTCTCCATTATCGCCAGGTTTAACTTCAGTAACACGCATAAGAATACTTGGTATTCCTAATATTTCGCTGTTAACTGAGACATAATCACCTGGCTCTAAGTCAAAGAATTCATTAGTAACTTTAAAGTTATAAACAGTATTATACCTGGAACCTCGAACTCTTTGTTCAGCTTTAGCAAGTGCATGATAATAATCAGAAATTCCAGTTTCAAAGAATTCTGATTCTAGTAATACTCCGCTATCTTCTGTTAAATAAGTTTGATAAACAGTATCATTAGAGTAGAAAACCCAACGAGTGTTAACAGCAGGATCCTCATAACCAATATGTAACCAAGTAGCGGTATCAGTAGGTACATTAGTATTAGATGCAATTTTACTTTTATAGACATTACCACCTTGAATTACTACATCTCCTAAATTATAAGGAACAGTACCGCCTGCAGTATTCCAAGTTGGATATTGTTGTCTAAGAATATAATTTAAACCATTATAAACAACTGTGTCATTTACTGCATAGAAATTACTACTACTAAAAGCACCTCTATTATTACCTGTAGTAATTGCAGTAGTCTTAGGCGGCCAACTTACAGAGTCTTCAGCGAATTCTTTAGCTTCATTAAGAAATCTAATAGTTACAAAATTAAAGCGTGCTTGAGCGTTAGGCCAGGCTGTAGCATTGTTATTACCTCTAACAATATGTTCATCACCAATTGTTCTAACCATCAATGACCAGCTAGAACTTGTAGGCAATGAAGTGTTGCTACTAATTAAACTTTTATAAATATTAATATTATAGCCATCATCATATTGAACTTCTTGCCCTATAGCATATGAATGACCACTTTGGTAAAGGACAGGATAAGATAAGCAAAGTTTATATTTACCAGCTGACCATAAAAGTTCAGCGTTATGCATTGTATCTAAAATAAGTTCAATATTATCTCTAATTGTCTTAGCAGTATCAATAGTGATATTACATTCAAATAATTTAAGGTCTCTTTGTGCTGTGTTAGAAGTCCAAACATAACCATCTTTAGAGATATTGGTCATCACAACCATATCACAAATTACTGAAGCGTCATAAAAAGAATCTAAGTCTATCTGAGCAGTTGATAAACTTTTCCCATATGATGTATTAGTTAAATAGTCTAATAAGCATAAAGCAGGATTGTTTGAATAAGTTATCGTAGTAGATAATGTCCTAGATCCAGTAGAGCCAGTAATAGAGTGTACTTTAGCACCAGTTACAAAGAATTTAACATTAGGTACTCCATGGTATTGTGGCTCATCTCTATTTAATTTAAATACACAAGTAGAATATGGGGTATTTGTAAATACTGCATTTGCGCGAGTACTATCATTAGCTACGATAAGAGGGTCAACTACACCACCTTCTGGAAATATATTAATCTTTAAACCATAATTAAAATCTTTATCTGTATGTAATCTATCATCAATTGTTACATTAAAACATCCAGAAATATTTCCAGTGCAAAGTGCTTGTTGTACAAATAAAAATTGATGCTTTTCTCCTGACTGAGTGTAAGTCATTGGTCCGCCTAAAAGAGACCAAAGGATTCTGATGCTAAGCCAGCCACCAGCCATAGCATCAATATTACTATTAGCAGGGATACCAGTGCCTGAATTATAAGTTACAGTACTATAGCCTGCCGGCGGTGCAGCATAATAATAGTTATTAGTAGTTAAGTGGTATACCCTAGTCCCAGCAATACAATTACGGCCATACAAAACAGCTAATGTTTTAGACTCGCCTTCTGTGGAAATTTGAAAACCTTTAGCAGCATCAGCACGAGCGGCAGCTTCTTCCTGCGCCTTTTTAAGTTTATCAGCTTGCCTTTGTTGCATTACTGTACTAATGATAAACATTGCAGCTGTTGCCCAACTTATTACGCCTACTGCCGCACCTATTACAGCACATACTACAGCTGACATTTTATACTCCTTTATGCTTTACCCCATAAGAAGTTAACTGCTTTAGCACCTACGAATACCTGATCAAAAGCGGTATCATTAGGGTTAACTTGTCGTATAGAATCTTGAGATGTAAAAATAGCCTTAGTCATGTTTAAATTAGCCATTGGAGATGAACATTCTAATGCCATAATAACTTCATTATCTTGTGTCGTAGAATATCCATGCGAATCAACTATTCCAATATAAATTGGTATAATATCTTCAAAATCTAATAGAGGTTCTCCAGGCAGAGCACTACCTAAAATAGTATCAGTGCTATTATAAAAGCCAATATAGATTTCTATAGAAGAACCTACTAATCCATTATCAAATAAACCTCTAAAACTAAAATCAGGATCAGTATAGGATACTTTGTAAGTAGACCTGTCTACGATATTAGAAAGTTTAGGTGCTTCAACACTAATAAGGTTATTATTAGAAATAAATGTACCTAATCCAGAAATATTAATATCAAATGGTGCAGAAGTATGGTAATAAGTAATTGAGGGAGTAATTAATTTTAATAAAAGAAATCCACCAACACCACCACCAGATAATATAGTTTTAATATTACTACTAGTTTTTCGCATCAATTAATCTCCTATTCCAATTATTTTTATTACCGTAGAGATCATCTAACTTTACTGTAGTAAATTCTTCAATAACCTCTTCTATTGAAGTTTTATCAGTAGGAAAGATAGTAGTAAAAACTGTATCCTCTACTGCATAAGCTGATTTTCTATCTCCAACTCTTGTAATCAATTGCATTGGAGCATATATTTCTTTTGCTCCATCAGGACTCCAAATAATCAATCTACCTTTAGAAATAATATTAAAAGTCTCTTTAATATATTCAGTGCCTGTTAGAAATGTACCTTTACTAATTTGTATTTCTCTAGCACATAAATGTCCGACAAATGTATTCTTAACCGGTATTTCAACTTCAGGCATTCCTACAGATAATCTTTCAATTTTATCCAACAACTCCATATACTTACTTATATTATAGTTACCTTTAACTAGTTGCCTTAATGCCATTTCTAGTTCACTAGGCCTAGTAGCCCAAGTATTAGGTTTAGTAACTGGCATTAAATAGTTCATTATAATGCCTCTACAAACTTTACAGAACCAGGATTAATTAGAATACCATCTGAATACGTCATACCTAAAGCCACATCTATATCATACCTAGCAGATAACGTTACCTTATCACCATAGATAATTTGAGTACCTGCAGAAACACCTTGCCTTAATGAGGGTGAAATTTTAACACCAGCATTACCTATACCTGAGTCTATTACTAAATATACTTTGCTATGGCCTACAAAAGAAATAAACTCACCAACAGCTAAGGGCTGTATAGTATCTTCAGTAATATTAAAAGTATCTGTACCAGCTGATACTGAATTAGACATAGTAAAAATTAAACCTTTCCTAGTCTTATTACTATCAGGTCGAAATACTTGTGGCATACGTATATAAATAACATTGGTATGACCATTCATTACGCTGTGCACTAAGTAGTTAACAGAATCATTTGTTGGTACTATATTAGCCTGTAACTCCCATCGTTGTACATTCTGAGAATGTGCTTTACGACGAAGACTCATAGTATCACTAATATACGCTGGCTGATTACTAACTAAGCTTAATGGAGTAGAAAATACGCATGCTAATTCTGAATCTAATCCTGTATTGTAATTACTTTTTAAAATACCATATCTCATTATAAACTCCTAAAGAAGGATTAATGGCCGTATTTCTACGGCCATCTTTCCTATCGCCTATTACCTCTCTCGTAATTATGTGTATTGACTCCACCTGCAATTTCAGGTATCATCTTCTGGATCTCACTACGAGTTTGTCTACTAACATCACCTGTAATATTAATATTAAAAGTAGATTGAGTTTGTGTTTTCTTAGCTGTAGGGATAGCTTTCAATGTATTTAAGGAAGGTGTCATAGGAGAGTAGTTTCCAACAATGCCACCATCAGCAAACTTAGGCATTGCTCCTGAATTAATACTATGAAGTAACTTGCCATATTTCTTGGTAGAATCTGCATTAACTACAAATTCACCATTGGAAAGTGCCGCCATAATACTATCAGAAGTACCTGTGCCTGGGCCATTCACTAGCCCACCACTAGCAAAACCAAGCCATGATGTAAAACTACTCCAACCAGAACTTATAGAATTGCCAATTCCTCCAAGACTAATTCCTCCAGTGCCACCAGAACCTCCAGAGAATAGTCCTGTTAGACCTTTCCAGGCTGAACTTAATACATCACCTAAATTACTCCAGCCTTTAGAAAGTACGTCTGATAGACTAGTTTTAGCACTAGTATCCATTGCATCACCAACAGATTTAGCACCAGTTGCAGAGCCATCTTCAATACCTTGCTTAATAGAAGTAGCAATATCTACACCATTCCCATTGTCAGAATATAAAGGATTATCAGTAGTAAGTTTGTTTTGGAATGGAGCAGTAACTTTAGCACCAATGCCTGTACCTACTTTTTCAAATCCACCAAAAGCACTTGACATATATTTTTGAAGATCTTTATCCCAGCCTGTTTGTGTCATTAGACCATTTACAAATCCTGTAATAGCATTATCAAGAAAAGTAGACGTAAATTTATTAAACATATCTTTAATAACATTGCCAGTAGTTGTCGTTCCAGTTATAATTCCTCTAATTCCAGAGATCATATCTGTCTTAACACTCTTTGCAAAATCAGTACCAGCTTGCATAGCTTCAGCAGATAGTGCTGGTTCAGACAATGCAGCAAACGCTTCCTTAGCAGCAAAGTTAATATTCTTAACAAAGGTACCCAAGTGCGTTTTAGCTTCAACTACCGTACTATCTAAAATACGTTGCGCTAATGCACCTTCTGCTGTGGTATTCTTAGCCTTATCAATGTCATCTAAAAATTTAAGAGTCTGTTGTAAATCCTCTGCCTTAATGTTTTTAAAGACGTCCATTGCTATTGTTTCTGCATTAGCGCCTTTAAGTGCATTATTTAATATTGACAAGGCTTCGGCATCTGTCTTAGCTTTAGAGACTCTATCAGTGAAAGGAGTAGTAGACGCTATTTGTGGTATTTCCGGCATTTTAAAAGAAGAAGTTGCAGCAATCTTTTCTGGTGTGAGTCTCTCGGCAATAGCCTTCATTACTTTATCTATAGCTACTTCATTTTCACCAGAGCCAGGTATAATCTTTGCCTTAGCTAAAGCAATAGGGTCTTTAGCAGCACGTAATGTATCAATATACTCAGCCATTGCAATAAGTTCTTCTTTAGACATTTTATTAAGTAAGTCTAAATTTTCAGTTATACCATTCTTCTTTAACTCATCTGCAAGATAATTAGCAGTAGCATCTACAGTCATTACACTTGTACGTATTTGTTTAGCTAGTGTTCCATCCTTATCTACAGTAATTCCAAACATAGTCTTTAATTTCTCTAACCATGGAGAAACTAATGTAGTTATTTGTTCAAATGCTGTTGTGAATGTTCCAGTTACGTCATCTGTAGCAGCTTTTACTTCTGGAACATTAAACACTTCTTTGAATTTAGGAACATTTTTAGCTACATAATTTTTAGTTTCATCTGGGAGACTAGCAACATTTAATACACCTTTCTTTAATACGTCAAAAGAAGGAATATGCGGATTAGCTTTCTTTAATAATTTGTCTAGGTTACCTTCACCCCAATTATAGGCTGCAGCAACTTTATCATAAGCTTCGGAACCATACTTATCGAATAAATGTTTAAGATGTTCTATAGAGACTTTAATATTAGTATATGGATTAAATCTTTCATCTAAGAAATCGGCAGGTTTAGGACCAACTGCTTCAATTGCCTTAGCTAGATCTTTAGTTCTTCCACCAAGTTCATTGTACAAGGTTACTACTTTTTCTTCCCAGACTTTTGCTGAATCAGAGATTTTAAGTTTTGCATCAGAAGCTACACCTAAGCCTAACTGCCCTACACCAATATTCCCAGTACGACTTATAGCTTCAGGATTAAAGCCTGATTCAGAATGTAGTAATTGTGATACAAAATCTGGATTAAGTTTATTCTTAGTAGCAATATCTCTAGCTGTTGCAATATAATTAGCAGTATTCGGAGATGCAGCATGGGCAGAGCCGATAGGGTTCATATTAGCAAAACTACTATTATACGCTTTTCCAAAGAACTCTTTAATAGCGCCTGCTGTATCTTTAGTCCAACCTTTAATTGTTTCTAAGATATGTTTTCCATTAGTATCAGATAACTCGTAAAGTTGTGCATCTATAACATCTCTTTGGGCTTTCAACTCGTCTATTCTATCACCATATGCTTGAGCTTGCGTTCCAGTAGCTGTTAAAGACTTAAACATTAATTTGTCTATTTGAGACTGAACATTACTTCTTTCTTCTTGTTTAGCTTCTATCTTTGGACTAGGTCTAATTCCAAGCAAGTCCTGTATCCAGATTTTACCTAGATGACTCCATTTTTCAAGCTGTGGAGAAAACCAATCCCAGTTCTTCCAAAGTGTATAGCCTGTCACAATAGCTGCACTAATACCTATAATAGCTAAACCAATAGGATTAGTAAAAGCAAACAATATCATAGAACTAATAGCTGCACCAACAGAGCTTCCAAGAAGTTGGCCTAACAAGGAAGAACCCATTACAACACCTATCTGTGCCCAACCTGGATAACCAACCATATCTTCTGCTATCTTAGATCCAATGTTAAAACCACCGAGTGCTCCAAAGATACCACCTATACCAGCACCTGCAGTCATAACTCCTGACCTAAAAGCTTCTTTTGCTTCTCCAAGTTTCTTGCCTATATTAGAACTAACCTCTTTAAGACCATCTGTAGTTTTACTTAGATTCTTTATTTCACTACCAAGTGCTTGAGCATCTAATTTACGATCTCTAGCTGCTTGTACAGCAGATGTCACGCTATCTCTAGCTGATTGAATGTCTGCACGAGAAGATAAAGTATTCGCTTGTGTAGCCCTTAGATTATTTAAGGCAGATGTTACATTACTATTTGCAGACTGTAACATATCCTTTTGTTTAGTTTGGAACAGGTCTAATTTAGTAGTATTTTCTGCAATTTTCTTGTCCATCATCCCTTTCGTAAATGCTTGAACAATATTGCTACCAAATTTTGTTGGGAATGTAGCAAGAGTTGTAGCACCTTCAAGCATAAACTTTCTGCCACTTTCAAACAGAAGTGACATCTTAGCAATTAGTGCTAGTGTTCCACCAAAGCCTCTATCTCCAAAAATACCTGATCCAAATAACATATCAGTACTAAACTTAATAATTCTAAGCATACCTATCTGCAATGTACTCGTAATTTTATTTAAAGTTTCATCACTAATAATATTACCCGCAGATATACCAAAGGCAGTTGTAAGTAAACCAAATAGTGCACTCCTGACTGGACCTGCATCAATAGCCATAGTAATACCTTTAGCTACTACTAGAGCTACAGCACCAATAGCTGGTAATTGCAGCATTGGAGGTAGTGCATTTATAAAGTCATGACCCATAATCCTCTGGCCAGATGATCTTTGAGGTCCACGTGCGACATTAGCTTCTGTATCATACGCTTGATTAGGTATTGTAGCTAAGAAACCAGGTACAGTACCTGGAGTAGTGTCTTTAATACTAAGCATTTGCTTAACAGTATGCGCTAGTGTAGACGCAGGATTTGTTAAAGTTTTTATTGCAGTATATGCTGCACCAACTGCTAATGCTAGTAGCTTAAATGAGCCTGTTAAACTACTAGAGAATAATAGTAGAATAGGCCCAACTGTCATTATAGTATCAAAGAAACCACCTAATCCTATATTCTTAAACGCATCACTAATAAAGGTAGTAAACTCTTTAATATAGGCAATAGGCGTACCTAATAGCTTACCAATCCACATTATAATACCTTCTACTAAATCTGGTATCCAAGAGTGTCCTATTACCCTGTCATATAACCAAAAGAAAGCTCTCTCGACTGTATTTACCCAGTCTAAAACTATTTTCTTCATTGGTTCTAAATGTGGTATAAACTTAGAGACATCAATTGTTTTAAAATTAAACCCAGTGAAGTTATTAATAACGTCAGAAACTTTAGATAACCCACTAAGCAACATAGATGGTAATCTAGTAAAGAAATTTAGTATATCTACTTCTAGGAATGCAATCTTAGTCTTAATATTATATACAATAACATCGAGCCTATCAGCAAATCTTGCAATAGCTAGCGCTGCATCATTAATCATCTCTGGCAAACCGAAGCCTTTCTTTCGATTAGCACCAAAGATTACACTATTAATAGAATTGAATAAAAGAAATACTGAATTATGTAAGTTAATAAATGCTTGAGCGAATGTAAGCCCTACGCTCTTGAACTTTTCATTGACTTCAGCAGAACCTTTAAGTAGTGCACCAAATACTTCTTTAGATGTTAATTGACCAGCAGCGCCCATTGCACGCAATTGTCCAGTAGTAACTCCTAAACTATCAGAAATTACTTTACCTAGAGCAGGAGCATCTTCAAGAACAGCTTTAAGATCTTGTCCTTGTAATGTACCAGCACTAAGACCTTGTCCTAGCTGTAAAATTGCCATACTAGCCATTTGTGCACTAGCACCAGACATCGCAAGAGCTTTAGCTACTGTTTGTGTAACTACAGCTACATCATTCTGTGAAGTGCCAAGTGTAGATGAAGCGTTAGATAACTTTTGATAAAGTTCTGCAACATCTGCAATTTGCATTCTAGTAGATAATGCAACATTTCTAATATTATCAAATGCGAACTCAGCAGCTGGTGCTGTCTTAGTTACTAAAGCAATACGTGTATTAAGTCCTGTTAACGCATCAGATAGAGAAGTGATAGCAGCAGCAGTTCCTACTAATGCTGTTGCACTGCCTAAAAATACCATTAAATTACCAAAACTATCTTTAGCAGACTCAATATTAGATTTAACAGTTGTTAATGAACTATTTATTGAAGCTAAAGAACTCTTATCTAAGGAAACATCACCTATAATATTAGCTTTAGTGGGTTTTGAAATAGCTGTTTTAATTGAGGCAACTGTTTTGTCTAAAGTAGCAACAGATTTATTATTGTCTACAAAATCAATTTTAATGCTTGAATTCTTTTTTACATCGGTAAGATTTTTATTAGCATTACTTAATACAGTGTTTACATCCACTCCTGATGTTTTAAAAACAATATCTGCTCTATTACTGTTCAACGTATTTATTTTAGCTCGTAACCTATCAATTACGTTGTCTACAGCAGAGCCGTCAGCTACTAGTTGTAGTTCAATAGACATATAAAATCCTTTGTAAAAAACCCTGACAAAATCCTAGAAGGATTTATCAGGGTCGTCTTACTGTTATGATACTACCTAATGGTTTACCATATTTTAATGCAGTTCTTTCTACAAAGTGTGCTGAAGCTTGCTTAGAGGAGCCATTATTAAGTCTTTCAATATAAACTACATTGTTACTTATAACAGCTTCATCTTTATTAAGTCGGACTAGATTCCAACCAGACCTTGCTTTACCTGTTTTAATTGGAGTAGCTGCTCTTAATTCGTTTAGCATAGTTTGAGTAGCTTTGAAAATCTCCAATTCTAACTTATCTTTAATTTTATTACGTAAGTTATTTAATGTAGAATCAATATTTTTAATCATACGATTTTGTCTCCATCAACAGCCTTCTGCATCATTGTAAACATAACAGAACCAGTAAGACCTTTTATGCCTATTGTAGATACTTCTTGTATATGCCTTAGCGATGGAAATACATCTTCTGGTTTAATTTCAGCACCAAAAGAACGCATAATAAGAGATGTCCTATAATCTTCTTGCCAGCCTGGTGGTTGCTTATCAAAGTAAGCTATCCATCCTAAGAATTCTTCATAGGACATCTCGTCCATAATTATGTAAACTGGCAGATGAAGTTTATATGCAATATCGAATATTTGCATCTCTTCATCTGTTAATTTCATTTCTTAGTGTCTGGCTGAACTAAACCTGAATGCTTCATAATTTCATTAGATAACTTAGCTAACTCATCGATAGGAAAATCATACATCTCATCTTCTGTTAGATCAGCTAATTCAGGTGCACCTAATTGAATTACATGAACAATAGTTTTAATATTATCCATTTCAGAGGGTGATTCTTCAAATGATTTTACAAGCTTCTGTACATCAATAACTTGAGCAACCGTTAATTTTTGGATATCAATTTGCTCGCCCATAAATTTAACTTTAACAGGAGCTTTAGATCCAACAAAACGATTCTTTTCACCTGGCACTTTAATACCCATTTTTAAGTCCCTAAAATAGATTTACAAATTGGCAAATCATCTATCTGCTTCTTTAAAGCATGTAATGCAGTTAATGTTTTAAAGATCTCAGAAGCTCTTTCCTGATCATCTGCAGTTTCAGCAATTCTTTCAGATGTTTTAAAAATACTAACATCAACTTCTCTGCGCATCCTTCTTACAGTAGCTTGCATAATAAAGTCCATGCGAAGAGGTTTGCTATTTAAGTTTCTATGATCCATATGTTCTCTTATCGTAATGATTAGGGACGCCCTATCTTGTCATTTAATATCGAGCATCTGCTGATATCCCTTAGTTCACTTAAACAGTGTAAGCACCATAAAAGTCAGACTGAATAGACAGCGTCAAAACTGCTGTCATAGAGTCTTTCAGATCAGGCTTCACAAGCATAGCTTCCAACTTACCATTCCAGTAGTACTCAGAATTACCCACAGTACCAAGTTCGCCAGCAACACTGCCAAAACCAGCCGGTTCAGCAGTCAACAACGAAAAGCGCCAGGCACGCAGGATACCATCACCTACCATGTTACCTAAAGCCTGGGCAACAGTGGCACCCTTAGCCCAGTCAACTGGGATAAAGTTGATAGTAACTTGCAAAGAAGGTGCATCTGCCTGACCTTGAATAGTCTTAGCTTGTTTAGTTCCGAATTCAGGAACATTAACAATGTTAGCAGGTGTACCAATTTCTGGGAACGTACGAACATTTTTAATACGATGGAAAGAACCAGAAGCACCAGCAGTGCCAAGATTTTCAGTTGCAAACAACGCTACAAAAGCAGACTCACTAGGACTTGCTAAAGCAGTAGCAGCACCTAAGTAAGTAGTAGAACTTACTGTACCAGTGGCAACAGACAGATCTGAATAGATCGCTGCACCGAGATTGTTGATATGTGGCATCTTATTTACCTTTACAAGTTATTACTGCAATATGAAAAATTTATTGAGTAATTAGTCCTAAACAAGGTAGGATCATCGGGATCACCGCCTACTGTAGACAAACTACTTGAGAAAAATTGAGTAGCGCCGTTAGTATTAGGTATTATTTTTCCTACTAGATAATCATCCAATTTATCAGCAATGATATTAGCACGCTTTGGAGTAGCACCTGCAGGAATAAAAATATCAATAATGACCTGTCCACTGATAGATCTTAAAGGATTTGTTGGATTGTACTGACCAGCTAAAATGGCAACTCTTATAAATTCTTCACCAGTGTTAACTGCTGAAAAATTTTCAGGAAAAGTCTTAATACCTTCAGACTTCCATTGAGTAGTACCAAATATAGAATATATATCTTGCTCTGTTTGTGCATATTTACCCATTATGCTTCCTTAACTATATTGACAGTCATTAAAAAACCATCATTTTCATAAGGAGGAATTAAATGCCATACATTACCATTTATTACAATATCATCATAGTCAGAGATATCAGAAATATCAGTAGCTTTGAGTAATAATTGCTTGTGTAATGCATGACTATTTACAGGTTTTGCGCTTCCACTTATCCTGCCGGTTCTCGTATTATTAACAATAATCCCTTTAATAGTTTTGTTAATAGTTGGTGTAGGTTTAGGTAGATTATCACTTGTAGTGAAGTCATATCCTTCAACCGTTCTTTGAATCAATTGAACATTAACAGCTAAATCTCCAACTGACTTGAAAGCTTTATTAACCTGAGCTGTAACATTTCCATGTAGCCCCATTAATTAGCCCTCCACCAACTACTAGCACCACCATTTTGTAGCAAAGGTTTTATAATACGCCTAACAGTACTAGGAACTGTACTTGGAGGTAGTATTTTAGACATGCTAATACTACCAACATTAAGCCCTATAGTTCTGCCAGTATCGTCAAGAATACCATCATTATTAAGTAAGTGATAAGCAAGTTCAAATGTAGCTTCTAATATCCTAGTAGGCAATGTATCTTGTAAACGAATATTACTTCCAACACGCGGATCAAAATAAAAACCTATCCTTGGAAATGCTAACGGTTGGGATTCACTTACAGCTACTCCATTCCAGGACATATCATTAAAAATCTTTGTAGCCGTGACTAATGCCTGCGCCTTTTGTGTATCTGTAGCAGCTGTCCAAGCAGCTACATCAATACGATCCGCAAAATACGTATTGGCTTCATCGACAGTCACATATGAATTAGTTCCCTTAGTAAGTGCCATAAGTGTCACCTTTTGTCTTAGGAGTGAAACACAGGTAAAATCCCAAGAGACAAGGCTGAAGTAGCCTTACGCTTCCAGACACCCTTTGTAGTTGCATCAAGAGTGGTGTCAACCAGCGCTTCTTGAGTAGTGCCAGTAATCACGGCTTGATAGTCAACATCTGACGGGAACTTGGTAGCATCGCCAGTCCAATCATAACCAGCCGGATGAGCAACATATCCCCAACGGTACCAAATATCAGTAGAACCGCCACCCTTGTATGCACGTGCATCACGGTAGATTTCAGTCGGGGTAGGAACTGCCAGAGCTTGCATGGCAACAGAGCCAGGAAGCACAACAAAGGAAGTCTTAGTACCAACGATATCTACACCTGCACCGCCGTTAAGAGCAGCAAGTTGTGCACTGCTAAAACCTTGTGAGGCACGAGTTTGAATCAGACGGAATTTACCACCAAAGATAGTAGTAAATGTGATATTACCATCTACAACACCAACATCATCCGTCAAATTAGCTGAACGGAAAGATGCAACAGTCTCAGGTGATACGACCAAATAAGCATACTCAGGTTCGTAATCCTTCCATGCAGCACCAATAGCCTTCAGGAAGCCTTCAGCACGAGCAGCACCTTGAATAGCAGTAGTAGCTGCAATAACAGGAGCAGCACTCCCCAGATCCACATAGAATCCATAACGAGCACTAGTAGGATCATTATCAAAGGTCTGACCACCAAGACCAGCAGAGCCAGAGCCAGTAGCCGCACCATTCAGAGCTTCACTAATAGCAACACCTTTCAGAACTGCAAGAATAGCATTATGCTCATCTTGTGCACGAGTTTCTGAGAAGTCACGACCAATCTTAGCCAGACCGTCTTGCTGTGTAACGATTTGCTGCATATTAACAGAAGTAGCACCATGCGTACGAACAGTCTTAATATAAGTACTATAGTCAGACGCAAAGGTAGTACCAGTGCCATTAGTAGAGTCAGTCAGAGAAGCAACATTGATAGTCGGGTTCAAAGGTTTGAACCAACGGACTTGACCAATGAAAGTTTCAGTAGACGTATCGATGTTGGGATTAGTTCCAACAATACCCGTTCCAGATAATTTCTTAGCACTAGTATATGCTTCGTCAGAGTAAGCAGTAATAGCAGCTTGTAGTACAAAATTTGATGCACCAGCCAAATCAGTTGTAGGCGTACCCATTTACTTATCCTTAATAGATTATCTCTTCCCAATTTTCCCTTCCGCTGCTAATTTAATAACCTCGGCTTGAGACATTGAGAATAACGATTTATTTTCCCCGGAACCACTTCCTCCACCACCATTATTACTAGAGTTCTGAGTTCCAGCGCCAGATGATGCTTTGACTTTAAACAAAAAAGATTGTTCTTCAGCAGAAGCAAAGGCAGTAACAAAGTCGTTAATAGAGATTCCGCTACGATGTACCCATTGGTTCTTATCGTTCTGAATTAATTGATCGACAATTTCCTTTTGAGCCATCTCAAAAGCTTTAGCATTCCTAAAATCTAGACCCTTAAGTGCATCACGCACAGCAACGTCCCTACTTAATTCGGTATTTTGCTTCTCAAGAGCTGCTAATTTAGCATTAGCTTCTGCAAGTTTCAATTCAGCAATTTCTTTATGCTTTCCTTGTTCTTCCAGACGTTTTAGTTCAGCTTCTTTTTCTTTGCGTTCAATCTCAGCCTGTTTAGCTAATGCTTCATCACGTTGCTTGTAAGCATTATCTAATAGCTTCTTTGTATCCTTTAATTGCTCTGCAACTTTCTCTTGAACAAGCTTGGCAATCAGATCCTTATCTTTGTCTTCAACAGACTTCTTAGCATCAGCTTCAGCTTGAGCTAAACGTTCTGCTTCTAACTCTTCAGCAGTTTTCTGATTGTTGTTTTCATCACTCATCATGTATTCCTTCTATGGGTACGACCCATTTAAATTAAAATTAGCACAGCTTTATCCTATACCATAAAAGTAACGATTATCTTTAAAGTTCTCTTGAACTGTTGCAAGAATATCGCTCTTTGTTAGTATATCTTCCTTAGTAAGTATTTTACCACCTACTCTTGACCTTCCAGCCACAGGTATCAGGCCAATATCAATTGCTTCATTTAAGTATTTATCATAAAGGTCTCTTGGGAAACCTCTTGCTAACATCTCATCTAAAGTCGACTTGATAGAGTCCTTTTCTACAGCATTGGCATAGATGATCCTTAAAGCTTTTCGTGCATCTAGCATATCAGCTGCATTTGTAAAGAATGCGTCATGTATCGTCGAAGTTTGTATATTACTTTTCTTACCCCATAAATGAAATTGTTTAACAAGAGTGGCATCATTAGAGTGATTACCATTAACACCAAAAGCTGTACGTGCTCTTGTAGCATCAGCAATGTCATTTATTTTACCAGGTTTATTTCTAAACTCTTCCCACCAATTAGGTTCAGTTCTTTGTGGTATTTGAAGTATGTTATTTACCCAATTACCATTAGCATCTTTATAAGCTAATTTTTCTTCAAAGTTTTGAGTATAATTTTGTTCTAATATTTTGCCATCAAAATTAACCCATGGAATATTAGACCAATTCTTATCTAATTTATTAGGATAGCCAACTTCGAAACCTTTAGTAATATCCTCAGAAAACAAAGAATAATTACCTATCTTAAATCCTGTTCTACGTCTTGTTGGTGTTTTAACACCTGTAATTAATTCAGATGTAAAACTACCAGGCACATAACCAGGAATACGATTTAAAAGTTTCTCACGCAGCGCTTCATCTTTAATACCCATGATATTATTAAGCCATGTAGGTAATTTAACACCTTTCTTATAGCTACTTAATAAACTCTGCTTTAATATTGATTGAATATCAAAAGCACTTTGTGAAGGTTTAGAATTTATTAAAAAGTCTTGTGCTAATCTACCAAAATACTTAGTAAAATCTTTTAAAATAGGAGTAGATGACTCTAAATTTTCGCTCATTATATTAGCTATTAATTTAAAGTCTTCAGGTGTTACTATTTTATTATAAGCTCTACTAAGTTTATCTACATAGTCTTTAGTCTTACTATCTAGGAAATATAATTGATCTATTAACTCAGCACCAGGATCTAATCCTTTGTTAAAGACGTCTTTAATATCTTGTCTAAGTGCTTTTAATTCATTATAAGTCTCAGGATCAAAACTTTCATAGCGTGCCATACGAGCGCTAATCTCACTTAATACAGCATCTCGCTCAGCAGCTTTAACAACAAGTGTTTCAGATTCTTTTCCTAATACCTTAGATAGTTTAGCTTCAACACTGAAGATACCAGTGCGTTCACCTGCACCATACCGATTTGTTAAACAGAATTCGTTAGATTCTGTCAATTTACTACAAAGCAAATATAGTTCATTTAAGTTTCCTATATTTGCTTTGTATAAATTCTGCATATTCCTATGCAGTCCAGACTATATCATCATCCCTAAGGATGTCGGGCGCTTCCACTGGACTCCCAGTGTACTCCTTTCGGATAGTCGTTGCACCTTACTGTTTTCACAGTCTTGGCTCAGGATTGACCGTTCTGGTTTTTCCCTGAGTTCACCCGATTGTCATTTAGACATTACTGTCTAAAGCCTCTAATAAATAAAGGTCACCATGTTCTGCTGTTTGGCAGCTTTACGTAAATCTTTCTCAGTAAGTCCTAACTTTTGATTTAATTTAATAAATCTAGGATCATTAAAAGTAGCATTAGCAATTTCATCGTATAGACGCTTCTTTTGGTCAGTAGGTACTACATTACTTAGGCTAGCTAACTGCTTATTTTTAGTAGTTAAAGCAATAATCTGTGCGCCACTACTAGAAGCATCTTGCTCAAGAGCAATATTAATACGATAGTTAGCAAGTCTACCCAGGCTTGCGGCACTGTAATCCCCTCCTAAGAATTCGTCTATTTTAGCTGTTTCTAATGCAAGTCTTAATAACTTTCCTTGTTCTTCTCCATCAATTTGTGCAAGAAGCTTATTCTCCAAGATAAATCGTATATCATTAGGTTTAGCTCTACGAATAGCATTACCAATAGCAATAAGATCTTTACGATGATCCATTGCTATTTGTTGTCTACCTAGAATAGATAATGAATTATGGCTACCTTCTAAAGCATCAGATAGTCCACCTATAAATCCACCTATTTGGTCTTGTAGATTATAAAAACCTAATTCACTAAAAGGCTTAGCTTGTGCAGTATTAAGAAATGGTCTGAATGTTTCACCTGATTGTGGCCCTATAAAGCCACGCTCGTATATACGGCCACGATGATCAATAAAAGGAGTATTACTAAATGACATATCTTTTTCACGTAGCCAGGACATAGCCTTAAGACGTTCATATGCATCTCCTCTTTCAACCATGTATTGTCTGTATATATTTAGATCATTATAATATTGTGCTTTACCTTTATCATCTTGAAAAGTAATTAATTTATTTATAAAGTCATGAAATTCAGGATCTACTTTATATTGTGCTTGTGAAGCCCAATTAAGAGCATCAGTCATATTCTTGTCGATAAGTTCTACAGGTAAGTCATTAAAGCTAGAAGTTGAAGTAATAGGTATACGAGTGTCTGTAAGTCCAAATATACCATCATCTATAAAATATGTCTTATAGCCTTCTTTAACTAATAATCTATTCTTATCTGTAGTAACACCTACACGTAAGCCTACTTCTACTTTCCGTGTGAGTCTTGCATAATTTTGTATTCTAGGATCAGTTATCCTAAGATTAACACTAAAAGTATCATAGTAAGGGCCGAAGTATTGTCCACTCATACGACTCTTCATACGTCTTTTCTGTACACCAAAAGTCTCTAGCTCATAGAAACCTTTGTCTTTAGCATCATCTAACAACTTGACACCTAAAGTATACCATTCATTCCTACTACCTCGATAGTTAGCAAGATTATATAAGTCACGTCCTAATGCTACAGCAAGTTGATCTCTATCAGGACTATCTGCTAATGAGAGTCTCTTAGCAAACTTTAAATAAAAATCTTTTAGATTCTGGTCTGTGAGTCTTATCTTTAATTTAACGGGTATCTTGTAATCTAAAATATTACGAAGCTGATTAGCTATTTTAGGTAAAGTTTTATCTTCCCATTTGTTTACAGCTTTAATATTAGCAATAAATGTATCATGTAGTTCTTGTAATTGTACAGGTCCAAGAACAGGATCAATATAATTAGCTTGTTTTAATTTAAATAGTAGATTAGCATCTTTACGTAACTGTGTTTCCATATAATCTGAAACATTCATTACATCAAACTTAATCTGACCATTTAAAACAGCTTTTAAATTAGTCCATGCTTCATCATTTTCTCTAAATCTTCCAAATGTTATTCTTAAGTTATCTGCTATAGCAGCTCTTTCATTAATACTCATTGTATCTGCTAAGTCATTTACAAACTTAGTAATAAATTCTTTATCTTTTTGTTTAAGAACTATACTCTCATTAACTAATCTAAGATTATTATTAAGTACACTAGGATTAGGTGCAAACATCCTAGTATCTTCATAACGACTAGTAATAGGATTGAACTTTAAGTTAGCTTCAGTAGGTGGTGTATTTAGCACACGCGTCTTAGCAGCTTTCTTAGTACCTATTAAATTACCACGATAGTTTGTTAATGATAAAGTACCATCAAGTTCTTGTGTTTGCAATAAGTAGTATTGTTTAAGAGCAGCAGTCATTTCTGCATCACCAATAATTTCATCTGGTCTAGCAGCACCTAACTTAAGTGTATCTAACTTATCTTTAGCAAAAGCAAATCTACGAGTATCACCAGGTAAACTACCAAAGTCACTAGTAGTCATTTGATTAAGTTGTTTAATTCCTACATTAGCACCTGATGGTGTTATAAATTTATCTAGTTGTAATTGACCACTTTGAAATTTCTGTAATCTATTAAGATCGCCAATATGCTTTATTTGTACTTCTTGTGGTTGTCTAAGTAGCCAGTCATTATAGCTTTCTTTTAATGGTGATTGTCCATCATAAAAGGCTATTTCTTTATCAGTAAGTCCTGCAAGATTCCTTTTGCGTATCTGAGCAATACCTTCATTAGTACCTAATTGATCATAGGACTTAGTAATAGGTATAGTTGTAGAACGGCAATACCAATGAGCAGGTGGCAAGTGTGCAGTATCTCCGACAGGATAAATATGTCCATCTCTGCTTGCACATAATGGTGTTGTACGAGAGTCTAATACTGCTACATATTGATAGCCATTTAAAATTTTTTCATTAGCTTTATAAACTTGATGATCTGCTTGAGCATATACTGAAGTCATAGATGTTACAGTTAAACCATTAGCTTGATTTTTAGTAATATTAAAAGTACTCGATACAGTTTTAGCAATAGAAGTCTCATTGAGACCATCTGCAATACCTTTACGTATAATAGCTTCAATACGTATTCTTTCATTCTTGCCTATACCTACCCAACCTTCTTGCAATACTACATTATTATATAAAGGTTGCTTAAGTACTACATTCTCTGCAATGCTTCTTGGAGGTTGCTTAGTACGCCAAATATTACCAACAGCTTTATCAATATTGTTAGTTGTGAAAGACACTTGATCTTTAAATAAATCTAATAAAGATCTCGAATGCACATTATACGTATTACTAATTGTCTTTTCTATTTCAGTATTTAACTTAACTTTAAATTGATCAAAAGTATCACCTTGTAGCTTAGATGAACGGATTAATCCATCTACTCTAACAGCATGACCATCAATAATTAACTCTAACTTGCCTTTTGTATTGTCAGTATAGAGTCTAATCATTGCTGCTCTATCTACAGCTTTATCATAAATTTGTGTGTTGGCATTCATAGCAACCTCTGACGGTCATTAGTTTAACTTAATAGAGACCGAATCTATTAAGCTGCTTTAAGATTTGAGACATTATTCATCATACTATTCATTTGATTTACTTTATCAGCATAATTAGGATCAGAATTAGGCTTATTAACTACTTCGTCTTGAGTCATTTCAACTTGGCCTTCTTCATCGTCATAATCAGCAGGTACCATATCGTTCTGCTTGAGTAGCATAAGCCACAATGTACGAGGAATAAGACCATTCTGATACCACTCTGTAGCGAGCCTAAGCCAATCGGCACCTAGAGGCACAGGATTAAAGTCAGCAGATAACTGAAATTCCACATCTGTAGATTTAAACTGTGTACCATAGCGCCAATTTAACATAAATGCAATAATATCAGCCATTTGATTAGAGACTTTAATATTAAGTGTTCCTAATTGTGCTGTCTGGGCTGCATTACGAATTTCTAATGCTACACCTGATTGCATATTCTCAGGGCTAAGCATACGAATACCTAATCTAGCTAATTCTTCTATAGTTGCCAATATAGCTCTGTCCATGTCTTGTAAAGCAGCTGTAGGTGTATCCAAGACAGAAGCTGAATCACCTTGTCTAAGCTTAATCCAAGAACCAAGCCCAGCGTCAACAATAGCACCGAATTCTTCATCTGTAATATCTGCCGCAATAACAGGTGTATAAGTAGCTGCACCTAAGAGTAAATGATTACGACGACTAACTTTATTATACAATGCAACTTCACGGTCAATAAGCGGTGTAAGCATAGGCTCAATAATATCAATACTACCATTAAGAGGCCACGCTGGTATAACTTTTAGACGCTCACCATTAGAAGTAATATTTTCAATAGTCTCTATTAACTCAAATCCACCATTACCACTTGGAGATGGGCCATTAGAAGCACCTACTGTATATTTCTGTTGAATAACACCATTGACTACTGGTATAGCTACATTTTGAGTAGGCTTTTGATACTTACGAATACGATAGTATCCATCTACTATTTCATGTACCCATACTGTATCTAATAGTGTAGGGTGAAACTCATTAACACCATATGTTTCTTCATAATTTCTAACAATAACTCGTTCAAGTATTTGTGAACCATCTACAGAGGCAACGCTAAGTTTCCAATTAATAACTGACTCAGCATTCCATAATACAGGATATGGTTTAATTGCTAATACATCTTCTCTAGTCATTCCTTCAGTATTTTCTACTTTAGGATAATCTACGTATACCCAAGCACGGCTAGTCTGCATCTCTTCCCACAATGCGCGATCTAAGAATGATACTAAAGGAGAACTATCTTGTGCAAATGCATCCATAATCCATTGGTAAGCATCTGCAGGTGCTGTATCAGGTAATTTAAGTTGTGGTTGCTTCCTAAGTAGTCCACCAATAATTATTCGTGCATATTGTGTTACAATACCAGGTAGCTCAGCTTCTGCTTTAAAGAAATTATACTGTGTTTGTGTCATTGATTGAGAGAAAGGAATAAGCAAATTTGAGAAGAATAGATTGTCAAGAATACCGTCAAAGTCTTTAACGAATCTTTCTCCATTACAAACTGCACGACTCTTTTCCCATAATTGGTTTATTGATTCGTAAGATGGACAAGGATCACATACAGTACGTCCTTGTTGAGCGGCATTCACAACACTCATGATTAACCTTTCCGTTTAAGCATTGCACTAAATTCAGATTGAGTACCTTCAAATACTTTACCTGTAGAGTTATTAGTGGCTTTAATACCTGTGTTAGTAGGTATAATATACCAATCAAAAGGATTAGATTCTGCATTAGTAAGAGTAGTAGCTGTCTTGAGTTTGTTTGTATCAAGAATAACATGCTCTGGTGCAGGCTTAACCTTTTCTTTAACATCTAACTTAAAATTTGCCATATAATTGCCTTATAATAATAAACCAAGAAACACAATAATTAGTCCTATAATTATTGTCCAGAATGCAACAGGATTCTCTTCAATATACTTCAAGACAGGCTTCAATCAAAACTCCTTACTTAATTAGAGAATTCCTTATCTTTTGCTTTAGCAATCTTAAAAGAAGTAGCGGCTAACTGCCCATTATGACGTATTTCTTCAAATATAAGTGTGCAATTATATTTTGTTAATGCATGCTTAACTTCTTGTTCACATGCATGTACAGCCATTTGCTCTAAGGATTCTATCTTCATTACTTCTTAGGTGGCTTTCCACCACCGCCCTTTTTACAAGCCATTATCTTGACCTCAAGTAGTTTAAATAATAATTTGAAGTTAATTCTTCTCCTTCAAATATATCTCTTGTAGCATAAAAATAGTAATTATTACCTATGAAATATAATACCATATTAGGCAATCTAGCATGATTACTATATCGTCCGCCTGGAGTACGCTTTTTGCCTATTCTAGCAGAGCATACTTCTTCACCTGCTTTAAAGCTAGCTTTAGCAAACAATCCTTTGCCTTCAATAGGAGAATCTGCTACATATACATTATATTCTTTCTCAAAAGGTATTTGATCATATGTTTGTTCAGCTATTGAACGTGCTTCTTTATCAGTAATCCCAATTGCAGCAAGACACGAAATGTAACTTTCATAATCTGTCATTATATTAGCCTATTAGTTCTCTTAACGGCTACAGAACTCTTGTTAATTGGATATAAATACTCAATACCATATCTTACACCATCAGAGTAATGCTCAATACTTTCAGTCTTATCAATTGTAGCAGTGTCTTGATTATTATCAACCCATTTAGTACGCTCTAAGGATGTGATTAAGCCTTGACATTTAGAAGATACATATAAATTAACTTCACCAGCTGCTGTCATAAGTCTAGCATTAACAGCATTAACACTATCAACAATAGGAGGAGATTTACTTCTTGCTCTGACGATAAAGCCATGGCGTTCTAGTATAGTAAAGTCTGTTTGGCCTACAGGTGCAGATGTTTTATGTGCTCTGCCTGTAGGATCTGGATATACAAATATTTTACATACTTTAAGTTTATAATCATCATGTCCTTGCCTCTCGTAATTAGGCCAGAACTTAGCTCTAATTGCAATAGCTAAAGTTTCTGTATCAGGATGACCTTTAAATTCATCTATGAAATGTACTTGAGCGCCTCTGACAGCAAAAGCAGCAGAGCACTGTAAATTAACGTTAAAGTCAATACACACATGAACATCCTCACCAGGCTCATCTCTGCTACCTTGTCTAAACCATTCCAAATCATTTCTAACATGCACTTTACGCTTAAAACAATAAAAGATTGAATTGCCTGAATCTTCGAAAGTAGCTTTGTACTCTCTGTTATACTTAAGAGGATCAATAGTATGCCTGATCTTTTCAATTTCATCAGGGTCTAGATAAGGACTAGAGTGATAATCATAATGATAAGCTTTCCATTCGTTGTCTAGCTCCTGTCTGTTGTACATATCAAAGAAATAGTCATAACCTTTAGGCGTACTAATTGTTAATGATCTACCAGGACTTTTAGCATTATAAATCTTAGCCATCTTAGGAGACCAGCGGGTAGATATACATGGCTGTATAATACCTTCCCAAGCTTCTTTAAGTCCATCACCTTTAGTCCAGTCACGTACTTCGTCATTAACAACAAAGTAAGCACCTTTACCACGTAGCCTTCCTACAGCCTCGTAAGAAACAAGACTAAGTATTACATTAAAAGGAAACCATAAACGACCCATTTCTTTAGAATGCTTTATTACATAATTTTCCATACCTAATTCATACATAAGTAATGGAAAATAAATATCAGTTACCTGTGTGTAGGTAGGTGCTATAATAAATACTTGTTTATTAGGCACTGAAGGTTCTAATTGCATAAGTTCATTGCAAGCAGCACTTGCAGCTACAGCAGCAAAATAACTTTTACCCCAACCTCGACTAGCAGCTACTACAGCATTTCTAATGTTACGTGTAACAAATAGATCAGCAAATACTTCAGATTGTCCTGGGTGCAGTTCTATTGTCATTCTCCTACACCTTTATAGGCTGGTTCTTCTTCATCAGGTAAATTAAAAATAGACTTGTTTTTAACTTCTGCTAATTGAGCGCCTATCTCAGACAATGTTTGCATCTCTAAAGATTCTTCTTTGCTAGGCAAATAAACAGTATCAGCTTCAGGTACTTCTATTTTATCAAATTCTTTTAATGTTTCTTGATTTATAGTTAAGCCATTCAATCTAATTTCCATTGGTCTAATAGCTGTAGCACTAATTTCAACTGATTCAGGTGCTCTTGCATAACCATACCTAAGTAAGTCTGTAATAAGCTTTTGTTTGGTACTCAATAATGCTGCATATTTGACAGAAGAATAATTATCTCTTTGAATACCACTAGGGTAATACTGGAGATCATAAATATCTTTCTCTAACTTGTCAAACATTTTAACCATTTCTTCAATAGGATCGAATCCTAGCTCTTGAAGCTTCTTATAAGCCGCTTTGGAGACTATCGTCTTATTGCCGACATTGACTCGCCTAATAATTGGCTGGCTAATATTGTCTGTCATAATGTTCTCCTACGAACTTCTTCTGATCATCCGGAAAATGTCACCCACAAAGCGTCTCTAAATAGACACCATTTTAAAATTCTAAACAGTGACCTAAGAAACATCTCAAATTAAAATAACCAAAGATTAGTCTACATGATCACTTTCATTTACTTCAATAAATAAATCCTTTTAATTGAATATATTAAAGAGACCAACTAAAAGTACATTTTTATTGACCTTCATTTATCTCAACACACAAATCCTTTAGTTCAACATGATGAGACTTTAAAGAAAATCTATACTTATACACGATATCTTCATCTATACACCAAAAACCTTGCAAATCCTTGGGTAATAAATATGTATAGTTAAACACTTCACCTTTTTGTAGCAAAGCACTTGGTAAACTTATTGTAGCTTTTGTTTTCTTATTTATAAAGATGCCACTAATTGTTGCAATATTATCATTATTCTTTTTAAATTGTCGATTAACAACTAAGATAAGAGAATTATTAGTACGTTCTAAATGTAATTGTCCTGTAACTTCAGAATACGGTGGCTCTAGAGTTACACTATCTAGAATAATCATAAACACAATAGACATAAACATAAATGTTATTACGCCTAAAGTAGTCACTAATAATTTAGTACGTTGTCTATACATATCTAACGATGACATCTGCTCGGTATACATAAGTAGCACCCCTTTAAGCTATTACAAGTCCATAATCATTCTCCTTTTATATTAGCTTTAATGAAGAACCATATAGCTACACCAATCACTGCTAATGCAGCCCAAATGGTATTCTTTATTACAAAAGTTATTATTTCATTAAATCTAGTCTTTCTTTCATTAACTTCATGAATAACTTCTGTATGGTATTTTGCATGACTTATTGGATCTTGATTTGGGAAAGCAGACATAACTTTCTCAGACAACTCTTTTACCAATATAAAGAGAGTATTCTTAATTATTTCAGCTTGACTTGTTATATGCTTTTCAAGCGTTCTATCAGACATATAGTTATTTAATTTTTGTATAATATCTTTAACATCTACTGTTAAGACTTTGTGGCTTTCATTCACACTGTCCAGTTTCGATACTGTATTTTTGATATCAGATATTAAAGATTTATATAATTCATTTTGTGATTCTAATTTAGTGTTTTGTGTTTCAATCTTATTATGCATTACTTCTAGTTGCTTTATAATGCCATTATACTCCTCTTTAATACGGCTAAAAGAGGTGTCTTCTTTTCTGACTACCATTGCTTCTCCTTTAGCTATACTAAAGATTCCTCTTATTTGTATTAATAATCGTTATAAATAAATAATCATCAATACAATTAGTTATTTATAGATATTATAAAACTAACTATAAATTATTAATATTTATTATATAATAAATAATCATTAATACATTATATACTTATAGATATTAATATTTATTATATAATAAACATTATCAATACTTAATATACTTATAGCTAGCTTTATAACTACTCTATATAGCTACTCTTTAATAATACTCTTAATTATATATAATAATAATACCCATCTATACATGGTATACTTATAGCTAGCTTTATAGCTATACTTATAAGTACTCTTATAGCTAGCTATATAGCTATACTAAGGGGGCGGACCACTTATCATTAATTTAACGGGCTTGAGGTAATGTGGAATAGTAGTTAAGAAAATAAAAGAAAAAATAAAAAAATAAATGCCACCCAACCTACTCCTTATAACACCCAATTAAGGGCATTATAAGAAGTAAGTTGGGTGGCTATCTTTAAATTTTTATCTTATTAAAGTACACTAATAACTCTTATTTAATTAAATTATATATTTTTTATCAGAACCATCTCTGGCTTTAATAACTACTGTATTCAAGTCGTGATCCCAAACAGCATAGAATCGACGTCCACTACGATCTTCAAACCAAGCAGAGCTAGCATACTGATCTTTATATTCACGCGGAACTAGATTAGTAATGATACCTGCTTCGAGTAAAGCGTTTAGTGTATTAATTACTTGTACAGCTGATGTGGCATGATGCTCAGCTTTACTTATTACATGGTTATAGAACGATTTATCCATATTAAGCGGCTTTCTTCTGATGACTCTTTTTACTCAAGATACTTGCAGCCTTTGTTGCACATGCATCAGAAACTAATGTTGGTTTTTCTACAATTTTTTCAGGAATAATATCATCAAAGATAGATACATAATTTTCAGTCTTTTTGAACTTATTATGTTGACTGACAAGGGCAGCAACTGCAAAAGTATCCCTAAAATTTTGAATCTGAATTTGTGCTGCTTGAAGACTGGCCTTAGAACGACCACCCTTATAGCAAAGCTTCAACATATCATTTAGTGCTTTATCTGAGACTTTCATTTTTTAACTCCTTAAGTTGACGTTTGATTAAGATTAAACAACGTTGTGCTACAATTAACTCCTTAGAAAAAGATATAAAAGGAGCAAATCTATTTTTCTTTAGCGAATTTATTACATAAAAATCTGGAAGTGCTGCTGCAACTTTATCAGAAGCTTCTTTAGTTTTCTTTTTGTAGCAAGGTGTACAAATTAAATCCTTCTTATTTAATGCTGTTGAAAGAAGTTCATTACATACTGTACATTTAAAAAATCCTTTCTTTTTTAATTTGCGTATTGCTACCCTTTCATTTGTATACCTAGGATCTTTCCTAGGCCTTCTTGGAGATACAAATTCCTTATATCTATTTAATCTATATAGCCTTTCACAATCTTTACAATAATGTCTTGCATACGTATATTTAACTTCTTTTACACTACAAGTATAAGTATTAAATAAGTTAATTGGTTTTAATATTTTACATTCAAAGCATTCTTTTTCTTCAGGGATAGCCTTTCTAGGCTTCTTAGGATTTTTAGGTTTTTGGGCATTTTCTTTTTTAATGCATTCTTTGCATCTACATACATGCCCTGTTATGCTTCTTTTATTTTTATGATAATTTTCCCAGGTTTTTGTTTCACCACATTTTGAACATTTTTTATAACGTGTAATCTCCATAATTAATCCTTAAAATTTTAAGCCCTCCAACCATCCCGAAGGATAGCTGGAGGGCGATTTGATTAAGGCAAAGGTGTAACCATTACATTACCAGTATTATACAAGGTCTTCCATGCAACACGCGCAGACTCAATATCCTGACAGACTCGCTGGTTATAGATTTGAGTTTGTGCACTAGTACGGTAAATAATTATGATCATGATAAGTCCTTATGAGTTTTGAAGCTTTTATCGAAATAGGCTGGAGTGTAATGTTACAATTTGAAGCTTAGTATCGTACTCGTCTATATGAGGGCTATACTTACCATTCCAAGCCTTTTTATTTTCGAGTACAATAACTTCTCTTTCATCTACAGCAATAATGTCATTATACCCGTCTTCATAACCGGGTATAGCTACGATTGCATCTTGTGGCATTTTAAGCAAGTGTGATATAAGCTCAAGGACTTTCATAATTATAACCTTTATTATCCCCTAAATTAAAGAAGCACTCAATTATATACCACGGTTGAAACTCTACTACTTTGTAATCGTACTCATTCATTTAATGTCTCCTCATTAAATAATTACAATCAATACTGCAATAGTTAAATTAATCATAGTTACTACTTTATCAATAGTCTTCATAATAGTGTCCTTATTAAAAGATTGTAAATTTGTCACATATTCCTGCTCTACAGTGCAGTTTTTGGAGGCATACCTAGAATATGCAGACGCTCATACCCATGTGACCTGCGGTTGTTGGACGTCTTGTCTTAATGTCTTTCTCTAGGATTAATACATTCTCCATGCAACTAAGTATGTGGCCTCTGTCTACTATCGATTCTTACCCATACTAGGGCGGTGCTACCGATAGAATAACAACAGCATACTTAATTGCACAGGCAATGTACTAGCTAAGTCAGATCACACCAATATACATGGTAGTGAACCATCACTTCGAGTTACTTGCGTCTCGCCCATAACAAACGTTATGTAGGTGGACATGAAGCAGCATGTCTAATATCCACTCGTCTATCTGCCTATAGACTCCTGATAATCTTTGGTAGCTAACCAATATCATATCGCCAGGTGGCTGCTGGATTTCTGCTTGTCGTATTTGAAATACTCCATCTACTATTTAACCTTCTCCTCGATACAAACAACGCTCGTATACTTCAACAGGAGAGTAACCACCATTTCCATATACAAGCTTTACAAGTCGTCCTGCACGTAATGTAAGATGCTCAATTAAAGCACCATGATCTTTATTAACATAGTTCTTAATAATATAATCATAGGCTTCATTTGCTGTAAGATTATTTGCATACATTCTATTAATCTGTACAGTATAGTCATAAGCACTTGAACAGATATGTTGATGTACAGCTTCATCTGCATGACAAGAAAATACAATAAACATTGAAGCTAAAAGTCCAATTAAGTATTTGCACATGATTAGTATCCTTTATAGTTTAAATTGCCAAGTACATAGTTCGTAAACTTGTTGTGGTGTAGCATTAGTTTCATATACATAATTACCAATTCGAGGTGCATGCTCAGACATTACATCTACCATACGACCTTGCTCAAGTAGTGCATAATTATTAACTACATAATTTACAGCAAGGTCTAATGGAACATCTTTAGACTTAAGTTCTGAAAATACTGTAGCATAGTTAGCAGCACTAATACACATATGCTGCGTATCTGCGTCTACGACATCAACTGGTGCTACTGGAGTCATTGCTGTTGAAACTACAGTATACGAAATAAAGCCAATTAGAAATTCTAACATAATAGTCTCCGTAATAGTTTAGTATTTCGTATAAGATACTCTTATTTGCGCTATTGTCCAAGCACACGAACACAGTAAAAGAAACTGTTAGTTTGTCTACATTCAGTCCAAAGAGAATACTCAAAATAAACTACTAACCCTATTGCAAATAAAATAATAGTTACAGGTAGTATATAGTCTTTCATTTAACAACTTTCAAATGAGCCTCTTTGACAAGCTTAACAGAGTCAGTTGCTTCAATGAAGTATGTAGAACCAGTACGCATATTAACAATTAATGGTTTTCCAGCATTAAGACTATCTGATACAGTCTTTGAATTAAGGAGAAAATTAGCAGCTTTAACTCGCATATAAATATCACCATCATTACGTCGAGTAAATATTTGCATTGTTTGTAAATCGCTTGCATTAATTCTTCCATCATCTACATCTTTACTGGTTTCAATTATTAATATGCTCATGATTATTTATCCTTTAAATTACTTATCCCAGTTAATGTCAGGTTTAATATTAGGTATATTACGAACTTCCATAAACTCTTTTATAGCTTCTACAAGAGGTGCAGCATTATGCTTATGTGACAATACTAATTTTCTCTTACGTGTAGTTAAGAATGCAGCAAAGTCATAGATTGCACCTAATGCTATTTGATAATCCTCTACTTTAGCTCTCATACTTTTACTGCCTTAATGTGTCTAGTTTGAATTTCATGTTGAAAACTTTCCCAATCATTTCTATCTTCATAACTCCCAACAAGTAGTAAACGAATACCTGTTACACCTTTTAATTGGTATGGATAGTTTACAATTATTGTTTGTGCTCTTGATAATTCTCGAGATCGCATATATTCATAAGCTTCTTCATAATTTCCGCCTAATATGTAATTCATTTCTTCCTCATTTGAGTAATTAAATATACTTTTTAAAGTATACTTATTGCAATTTAATTTAATTAAATACACTCCTCTTGAATGTACTTAATTAATAACCCTACTCATAGAGTAGGGCTAGTAATCCGTGCCTCTTTTGAAAGTCTAAGCAATTGTGCGCACAATCGGTTAGGCTGTTTAAGGCCATCACGGTAGCCTTATTGGGTGGGCGGGTAGTTTACTAGCGCGAACGCTTATAAGATACCCCGTTTAAAATAAGCTTCTTAGGCTTTATTCCCAAAATCGTGTACGTTTATATAGATACTATATAGGCCGAGGAGTTAGCCATACCTATGGGCAGAAACGTACAAACCCTGATGAACCTCTAATAGTCTTTGATAATAGAATTCGGTAATAGTATAGTAGAGCCATGCTCACTATAATAGAGGACAGGAGCATAGCTCGACTGTTCTATTAAGCGGCCTTTGGTTCTGCAGCTGCCTTGTTTGCAGCACGTTCAGCTTGATACTTGGCAAGTGCTTCTGCCGCCTTCGGATTAACAGCACGCTTCTCGATACCAGCATTATAAGCAGCAAGAATAGCTTCTTGATTCTTAATAATCCATTTAGCTGCATTGTCATCGGCAAGCTTTGCCAGTGCTGCTTGAGTGGCTGCGGTCTTTTCTTCTTCAGTCATACGCTTAACACTAGGCCAACGGAATGAATCCATAATGGCTTGATGATTATCTTGCACAAACTTAAAGTTAATATCAGTGGATGCAACAATAGCGTCCAGAGCCTTTTGCAACTTCTTACGATCAGCTTTAGTAACACGAGCAACTACGCCAGCTTCAAATGCCTTGCAAATCTCATCCTCGTTCTCATACAAGAATTGTGCAAGGTTTGCATCACCACCAGAAATCTTACGCAAGGCAGCTTCAATTTGCGGCTTACGAAGATAGTCCCTAGCTTCAGCAGCAGTACGGAACACGGAACCATCCGGGGTAATAAAGCCAGATTGAATAACATTTGCCATTTAAAATATCCTCAATAAAATGAAGGAATACATCATTGTATTCCTTATAAGATACCCTTATTTACGCAAAGGGATTTCGCAAGGTCTTCTTGGCTGACCTTGATAGCCTACTAACCAACGTGATATCATTAATTTAACGGGCTAGCCGACCTGCCAGGTTGCCATATAGCGCAACGAAACAGGCCGACTGACACGCCACCCTAGACCAACCTACGGCCTCACAGCAGCCAAACGGCGACTACTGTGGCTAATCAACTAAGCAAATAAAACATCCATTTTATGAGCTTGAGCAGATTGTAGCAGTTTTATTAGTAACACAAGTCGATCTTCTACGTACTCAGGTGATCTTCCAAACTCAATGAAATTACCACTAGTTACAGTATTCTTTTGCAATTTTTTAGACAAAGATATTTTGTTCAGTATTGTAATAGCTCTCCTCAATACTATATCTACTTTTAGACAATCCCAACTACCGTATAATTCGTTGGCTTCTTTATGGCATCCTAACATTTCTAAAAAGTCTTTGGCATTTACATTTGACATATTTAATGAATAGAAGCCATCTGCAGGTACTGTTTCAAATTCACCTGGAGCGTATTCCTCTATTACTGTTGGTGCACCTACTATACTAAATGTTACAGACATTACTCATCCTCCCTTAGCGGTATTACTTCAATCATACCACTATCAAGAAATAATGACTGTCTGCCCTTACTAAGATTACAAAAATGAATACTTAGTAATTGGAAAGCTTCATCCAAATCATCTGCTTCAAATACTGCATTTGCAATTATTCTAAAACGAATCTTGTTTATAGTCTTAGAAATCATGATATACTCCCTTATATCATTGCTAATGGATGAGTTCTGGGTACAGTAAATCCAGATGCATGAAAATGACCACCACCTCCAAATTGTTCTGCAATCTTACTTACATCTACAGCATCAGGATTAAATCTATTAGATCTAAGACTAAAGATTCTACCATTAGGGCCATCACTATAACATGCAGCAAATGGTTCTTTTTCAGACATTATATTTCCTGCATCACTGGACATTGTATAAGGTAGACTCGCTACAGGGACAGTGTATCCAGCTACATCAATATAACGCTTGGTAGACTTTAGAAGCTCATGAATATCTTTAAAATGCTTTTTATCTATCATTGCACCGATAGAAATCATCTTATCAATATCACGCCTATTAGACTTTAGTAGTTTATCCCATATCTTAAAATCATACTCATATGTGAATAAATATGTACTAATTTCCCTAGTGCCTTCTAACTCAAATCTCCATAGATCTCTATCTTGAATATGTTGCAACATCCTAGGAATAGCTTTATCACCATTCAAGAACTTCCAGGCAAGTACTGCACTTGAATGAAATAGATTACTATGAGAAATATTAAGACCATCTACTTCTAAGTCCCATAGATCTTCTAAAGCACTCTTATGATGATCTATTAGGATTACTGAATTAGCAGCTAATAGCATGCCTTTAACAATATCACGTTTGTAACTAAAGTCTACTAGATATACATCTCTACCAAGTACATCTGGAACAACTCCTTGGTATGTACCTGGATAGTATTCGTATTCATCTTTAAATATTCTCCAGAAGACCCATGCACTTGAAAAACCATCTGCACAATTACTATGAAAGATCACCAACGGCTTGCTCATTACTTACCTCCCTCAAAGAAAGCCAACGATCCAACTTCTCTTTACTACCCCAACAATCACTTGGTGCATAATTATAAAAGAAAGCAGTATAGACAGGTATTAGCCATAAATTAGTATCATCTGCTGCTTGACATGCTCTTTTCAAATCATTACTAATAATAGCTGAAAGAAAGTCTCCTGGTGGAATATGCTTTTCAAGATACCTCATAATTCCACCATGCATAGACATTGGAATATACTTACCTTGAAAAGTAAATCTAATTAGCTTAGTATGCATGTCATTAATGCTCATATTGTTTCTTTAATCTTTCTTGAATGTCAATAGCAATTTTATGCCAAATGCTTGGGTTAATAAATTGAGTAGCATCGTCTTTAGGTTCAGGTGTAGCTGCAACTTTTTCAGCATAGTACCTAATTGCTTCAATAATAAATGCTTGCTGAAGTGCTCCATACGGCGAAAACTTCATTAAATCAGCTACAAACTCTTCATTATGTTTCATAGCTTCCTCTCATGTAGATGACAAATGCATAATGGATTTATTACTTTTTTCTTCATCATACATTTGCATATATTCCATCTGCCTATCCTAATGTATTTGCATGTGTTACAGCTAGCCCCGTTGTTTCTCTTTTCTATTAATTGAATGTATTTCTTAGCAGTCTCCTCTTGAACAATTAATTGGGTTGTATAACGATGCAAACCATCAAGAAACTTCCTCATTATCTTCATCCAGGTAGCTATTGAGTTGTTCAAAGACATCAGCAAGGAATTCACCAAAGTCTACAGGTAATGCATCGTCATACTTTTCAGTATTTAGTAGATTTTTAAGATACATGGTATCAATACCCATCAATTGTTCTTTGAGATCCTTATATGTCTTGATTTCAAGGCGAACAATGCTGAGTGCAATATGCATAATTGTACTGCCAGGAAGTTTGTAGCCACGATCACGGTACTTATTTGTTCTATATAATGCACATATTGGATAGTGACTTTTTCCAAGGTATGTAAGTCGTTTCTTGGCAAGGTCTTGAAAGAATCTTTCACCAAATACAAACTCGTCATTTTGGAAGTCATATAATCCTTGAGTAATTGTATAATCGAATGTGTCTAGAATATACTCTGGTTCTCCACAAAACTTAGTGATAAGTTGTACTGTCCAGATTTTACGACCATGCTTACTTTGACGCTTAAAAGTTAAAGCATTAATAGACTTAAATGGTGGCTCTGATGGAAACCATCTAGCTAAAAATGTTGTTGCTGCAGGAATATCATTAACATTCTTAATATAAAAATCTAGATCATTAATACGATTGTCTGTAAAGATACTATTAATAGCACCACCAGCAAGCATTAGACCTAGACTTTGTAGATCATGTAGAATACTACCTAGGTCTTCTTTCTCACCAAAGAGTTCTTTAATAAAGCCTCTCTTTTCAGGCCCAAAGAAAGTTTCTACTGTATCAATTACTTTTTGCTTCTCAATCAAATTATTCATCTATCTCATCCTCATCAAAATTGGAATAATCATCATCTGAATCACCATCTATCTTATAGGTCTTTACTAGTTCTTTTTCTGCATGCTCACGAAGAATACTGTTCATACGATTTTCTGCATAGTGCTGTAAATTATGTTTTCTTAAGTTATAAAAGTCTACTTCAATTTCATTTAGTTTAGAGAGTATAGAAGCAGTACTTTCATTATCTCTGATGAGTCTACGTATTGCTTTGAAATTATTCATCTAAATTAATCTCCAATTGTTTTTCACGAAATTTAATATACTCTTCAAGTTGCTTTAAAACCCTTGCTTTGCTACCTTTAAAACCAAACTCTTCTTTTACAATACTATACGTAGATCTGCCATGACGCTGCATACCTGCTATTTCTAATTTCAATGCACCTTTTAATACATACAACCTAGCATGCCTTATATTTTCCTCACCTTCAATAACTGTCATATTACATACTCCTGAAATCTATAGGATCACGCCAACCTACAAATCTAGGGAATCTCGGCATCTCTTTCACACCGTGGGTAAAGTGTCTAAACTTTAAAATCTTACCATAGTAGTCTTCATGATTCTGCCACACGTGCAATCTTTCATCATGCTTCATACATCCTGGCGCGATCTCTAATAGTTGACCTTTATAGTCAGCTAAAATTTTACCCATAGTACCAGCTGATACCATTCCAGATTTCATTGTAGAACGCTTAGCCATACCTAGATTACTTCTGACGTCTAGATTCATATTCTCTAATTGTTCACCAAAGCCTACAACTACAGCTTCGTCATCTTGAAATCTTTTAAGCTTGTAAATTAGACCTTCTTTAAATGTTCCTCTACCATGCTTATATCTACCAAAAGGAGCTCGCATGATAAGACCTTCATAGCCTTGCTTTAGTACAACTTCTTCATAGAACAATAACTCGTCTAGATCTCTACATAATTGATGCTCTACAATTGTTACATTTGAAAATGGATATTCTTTTTTATAGTCATCTACTAAGAATCGAGCTGCTTCAAAACGCTCATAAAAAGGTTTATCTGCTAGACTTAAATCAGCACAATCAAATACTCTAAACTGAAAATCTGGAGTTGGTTTATCTTCAGACATTACAAATGATTGTGTACGATTATATACATCAAAGTCTGATTCGTTACCTACAATAATCTCACCGTCTAACTCAGCAAATCCACTGAATAGATTCTGTACATATTTTGAAGGTAGATCTATATAACTCCTACTCTTGCATGCATTATCTTTTACTATGCAACGAATACCATCAAGCTTAACAGAACACAGTAATGGAAATCTTAGATTTTTAAAGTAATCTGGATCCCTAAGCGGATCTGTATTTGGGCAAAGCATCGGCTTGAATTGCATCTTTAGCTTCCTCCTCATTCAAAAACCAATCTTGACAATTGAATTCATTAATATAAAAGTTTTCATAAAGGCCATATTTAACTGGCTGTTTAAAAGCTAATTGATCAATCTTCCAAGTACAACATTTACCTGTTAAACGAACGCTAACAGGATTACCTCTGTAATCTGTTCGTTTACCATATAAGATACCACTTCCTGCGAGTTCCAATAATTGGTCTTTAGATATCATCTATTTGCCATCCATCTAATTTAGCACGTTGCATCCATAAGTCTGATAATTTATAATATCGTTCAGCCTCTTTAAGATCTCCATCTAAAGCCGCTAAGGAACCTAACTCTGAATACTGATTTGATTTAGTAATACATTCTTCTATACTATAGAATTTACTCATTTTAGTATCAGCCTACAAAATAAAATAATATAAGAATTATCCATAAATGAATCATTTCATAATTACTCATTTATTTTCTGCATCCATTTCAATTTTCAACATCTCTAAAACACCAATCAATTCACAGACCCTTAAATCGTTGTAGCAGGGTTTGTATATGACGGCACGAATTTCCTGTATTAGCTTCTCCGCTGGCCCATCAGCGAACTTGAATCGGATTATGTTGCTCATGATTTCGCCTCCCGATACAGTTCAATGAATTGCCCCATTTCATTACGCCCATAGCTTCGCGGCTCCTTCTCGCAGAGCGTGTAGTTCTGCTTGATGTGGGCGATAGCGGCTTGCCAGATATCTCGTTCTGATACACCGGGCAAGTGCTTTGTCTTGTTGCGCCACGCTTCGAATGCCTCTTGATCTGCGCTCATTTCCCGTTCCTCCATTTTCCCCCTCGGTAGTCCAATACCCCAAGCGTTACATCGTCCAACTGTTGTCCGGTCATCCAACTTCCGGGGCATTCGGTTGGCATCGCAGCTTCTGCGCCTCCGCACACTTTGCAAAGGTCTAGGACAACTATGCCATTCCTGTCGACAATCGCTTCAGGCACGCCTTGATCTTCGGTCATATAAAGATTATGTTCCGCGCTCATTTCCCCCGGCTCCTTGACAGCTTCCGCCGCCCTGTTGATCGCCTTGATCGTGGCGGCGAGGGGGTCGCCTCCCATGTCGTAAGCAGCAACCGTTAAGAACCCATCAAGCAGGTCTAATTGCACCGCAGTCTTGAGGGCTTCGGCAGCGGGGCGCAGGGCCATTACGTCGCTACAATGTAGCTGCGTAAGTGCAGTGATCGCACCTTTCAGTTTCTCGTTCTCTTGACGCAAGGACTCCAACTCATCCATCGCCATCATCTTCATCTCGACCTGCGCTGAGTAAGCGGCTTTGAGGGAGGCGAGTTCCTTCCGCAGCTTCAGCACTTCCAGCACATGCCCTTGTATCTGCTGCTCAAGGGACTTGGTGATCTGGAACTGGAACATTTCGCCGTCTACGAAACCTATCTCGTAGTAGTCCTTGCAATGCTGCGGCAGATTCTCGCCGTCAGGGTAACGCTTTAGGAATGCTTCTAGGGCGCTCATTTCATTCTCTCCTTGATATTCCTTAGTTGATCGGCAATACACATCAAGGCGTTATTGACACCCAGTAGGGAACATGAAATCGCTAATGAGCAAACAGCAATAATGAGACAGAGTTCAATCATTTTCCCTTCTCCACACAGATAGTTTTCCTATCATAAACCGCCATGATCCTCACCCTTGCTGCTTCGCAGGCTGCTTGGGAGTTGAATTCAATTAGGGCCAGTAAGGGTTGTTGCAGAAATAATAGGTACCAGATCATTTTAACATTTCCTTTAATTTATCACGCTCAACAATAACCTCCATTAGCCGCTTATGAATATTCTTTCGTTTCTCCTCTACATCAACTAATTGCTCAGCCATTCTTGCAGCATGTGATTCATGTTCTCGAACTTCAGCTTCTAATACAGTAAGTCTATCCAGCAAGTGATCAGTAGGTGGAATTAACGAATTACTTTTTAGCTGTTCACGTTCACCTATTAACAAATTCATTTTAATAGTTAAATCATCAACTACTGATTTCCAAAATTCAGATTTAGCATTAGCTGCAGCTATCTCTGCATTTTCTTCTTGCTGTATAGTAGGCATTTATTTCTCCTGTTTAAGAAGATTTAATTCCTTAGTCAATTTCCTAACCTTCAAACGTTCTCTTTCAATTGCCTCTTGTGCTTCTTTATTATACCATTGCAGCATTTTAATTGTTTCTCTTAATTTAGAATTCTCGTCATAATAGTTTTCACGTTGTTCTTTACGCAACATATCTGCTTGTTCATATGCTCTTTCAGCATATCCTTCTCTCTTGTGTGGTGGTAAATCTTCATTTTCAAACATGCTCATCTCCTCCGCCATAGTTTTCATCAGTACCAAATCCAGCACTAGTCATAGCACTATCAAAATCACCATCCATAGAATCATCATAATTATCATCTAGGACTGGTACAGATCTTTCTAGCTTCAATTCCATAAATGCTGAAGATAACTCATTAAGTGTACACTCAACTTCTTCTTGTGTTACATACCCATTAATCATATCATCATTTTCTAGTGCACGAAGCATAGCATCAATCAATACAAAAGCACTTCCAATAGCTATCTCTTTATCAGTGCACTCTCCGCATTGCTTTTCACAATTTAACTTAGTGCATAGTGAGATACTCATAACTCCTCCAAAAGAATTAAAAAGCCCCATTTACTCGGGGCTTTATTGTTGATCATTTATCTCTAAAGAACTCACCATGTATTTCTTTTGCTACGTCACACCATGCTAAATGCGCTGAATACTCATCTTTAAAATTACCAATGTATTTAACTCTTTCATTTATTCTAATAGATGCTCTCCAACTATTACTTTGTTTATTCCAATGTACACCCTTATAAATACTAGATTTGTTTTCTCTTTTGCTAGAATTAAGAAGATTTTGAGAATGTGTTGCTAACCTTAAATTTGAGATTCTATTATTTAAAGGATCATTATCAATATGGTCTACTATGAAATTTTCAGGAATATTATTTCCAAATAGTATCCAAACTAAATTATGAATTCTATATAATTTTTCATTTATTTGAACAACCCAATGACCTTTCTTATTAGGACTTCCAGCTAGAGTACCAGCAATTCTATTAGAAACAGTATTTTTCCATAGTAATCCACCGGTTACTTCGCTATATACAAATAAGCTATCTATTTCATCTTTATTTAATAAATTAATTATCTTCATTTTACAGGACACGTCCCCGATACACATTCATCTGCACCTTCAAATTCAGCATTTAATACAGTTGTTATAATACGAGTCTTTTTCACAAGATTATCATACTTTTCTTTAGTAATAGTTTCATAAGGAGCTTGAGCAAAACCATGTTCAGAGTGCAGTAAGAAAGATAAACTCTTATGATTCTTACTATAATGTCTGGACAAGTAGTCCTTAATAGCAGGTAATTCTTCTTTCTTATAATACACTGTGCATGATACAGCATTATCAGACCAAACTTCTTGCATTTGTTTAACTACTTTTAATTGTTCCAAAGCAGTCATATCTTTAGCAAGTACTGTGCCCTCTGGATATGCAAATGGGAATGTTACAACTACTGTACCATAGTCTTCTGTGCCATCAAAGTTCTTCTGGTACTCTACTGGATATCCATGATCTTTGCATACTTTAACTAACGAATGATCTGCAGAAATCCGTATTCTACGATACATATACTGAGCGTAGCCAGGGTGTATACCAGCAGTAACCCCAGGCAATAGAGAAAGAGTCCCGCTAGGTTGGATTGTTGTGAGTTTGATTGATTTGTTGAATCCATGGATTTCACTATACCTATTATCAAAGTCTCTGAGATATTTATAGCATTCATCTAGCCAACTTAGTTGTTCCTTAGAGCATTGAAGAATGCCGCTTAATGAGATACCCATACGCTGGTTCTTCTTGACAACTGCATCAGTTTCAGGATGGTGTGCTGATAATTGTAATGAGTGTTTATTTATACGATATAATAGTGTTGCAACATCAAATAGTTCTTCTTTAGATTTAATATTAGGTAGAAAGATTGTAGCTAAACAGCATGTCTCGTATGGCTCTAATGATTGTTCTGCACCGTTATTGTTAAAAATGATTGGTCATTTCTGCCAATCTCTATATGTTACCATATAGACCAGACTATATCATCATCCAATTTCTTGGAGCTTATCGTCCGATTTTGTACTGAAATGATGGAAGAATAAATGGACTTATAATATCTTCAAACATTGAAGAGAAAGAATTAGGTACTGCTAAATCAAACCTTGCACCTTTCTTTCTTGTATTAATTTCAAGTCCAAATGTATCTTTTAGGCTATCTTTAATCAACATTAGATCACCATAGCTAAGATTATTAAAATGTAATCTGTAACTAGGTTTAGAATTTTCCCAACGTTTATCTTGATACCTACTACCATCAGCCATAAATGCTATTGCAAGAAACTCAGCATCCATAAATGTTAACATATGCGGATCTACAACCTTATGACCCTCAATATACATTCTTTCATGAATCTTAGTAAATATTGGATGGTTGAAGCTTTGAAGTCTTATTTGCTGTTGACGATTAAATCCGTCTTTCGTATAGATTGTTGGAAGAGATTTTTTATAACCTAGTGGAATCTCGTTTAAACTCTCTATTACTTTATCAATATAATCTTCATTCTTCTCAATCATATTTACGACCAGACATCCATTTATTGAATCTCCAGGAAACATAACATGACCATCAAACATTGCAAAAGCATACAAGCGTTTATTCAGATCTTTAATCATAGTCGTTACACCTCTCATAGCGAGTTGGTACGGTATTGACCCTAAGGTTATTCACCGTGTTTAGATAAGTTAAATTCGATTTACATTACTGTAAAAAGCCGCTAGCAATTAACGGATTATAACCCTGTACATCTGGATCAGGATACTCAGTTTCACCTAATCTTCCCACTCGTCTTGATAATTTGAGGTTGATAAGTCCGAATGGCTCGCCCTTACCCTCGTAACCATGCCAGAAGTATTCGTGAAGATCTCTAATGTCATCGCAGACAACACTATTGTTCGACATAGCTCTCCAGGATGGTATGTTGCCAAGATCCCAGCACTTACTAAGCAAGAATTCAACGTCATCACAATCTCCAATGGCTATCTGGGCTGAACGTCTAACATTACCTGCTACAATAATTGCTCCAATGATGTTCATAATATCTAAACAATCAATTGGTCTTACTTTCTTTCCACTCCTCCTGATAAGGATTTCACTAATTTTTCCAATTCCCCAACACAAGTCCTCTGGCCCTGAAGCAACTCCTCCGAAGCCTTTAATAGGAGTTCCTTTGCCCCTGACGACTTGAGTTGAATAAGTAAAGCTTCCCTTCTCTTTTCGCTCGCTAAGGAATGCTGCTTTAAGAGTCTTAGCAAGGAACCTAACCCAACCTTCTCTTGAATCAGGTATGATGAAATCAGCTCCACCGTTATCAACTCTTGTTGGAGCTGTAAACCACTCTCGGACTTCAGGTAGCTTATCGACATGTTTCCTTTGGATATTATATCCAACTCCAG